CCTTTGTTGTTGTACAGGACTTGAACCTATTGCTGCTTTTGGCTTACAACTAACCTCAATAACTCTTTTATAGGATAAGTTATCAACCTATAAGTGGCGGTGAGAGCGAGATTCGAACTCGCGGACCCCGTTTCCAGGGTCGGTCCCTTAGCAGGGGACTGGTTTCAGCCAACTCACCCATCTCACCATGGTCCATGCGATTTTCAGAGTTTTACCGAGGACGCAAGGGACACTCGCTCTGCTTAGTCTGTATCGATACATCTAAGATTTACTGGTGCCCCTACTCCGATTTGAACGGAGACGCTTACGCACGGATTCTAAGTCCGCTGACTAGGCCAGTTCGTCTATAAGGGCGTATTAAAGGTAGATTATAACTACCTTATCTTGCTCTATGATTCATATATTGAGTCCAGTAATTATTTCCGATTTTATGACCTAAATTTATGTCTATAAAAGGTATTTTTACCTTACCATAATCTTTTTCAAGTGATTTATAGCATTTAGAGCATAAGCTCATGTTTAAGTCTGAATTCATTATATTTAATTTTTTGCCACATCTATCGCAATGTTTAGTTGATTCTGCTATTTGCATAGCTCTATATCTAACTCTATCTGATTTATTCCCAGTTATTACTAAGTCAGAGTGTAATGCATCTTCTTGAGAATGCACTTCTTTAACTTTAGAATATTTCCAAGGAATTCTATCACCACCAGTTAGAAATAAATTCCAAACAGATATAAAACTTCCATTTGATGCAGTAGATCTATCTGAAAAATCTCCATTAACTGTTAAATCAACGTTTCTTTTCATTTGTTTTTACTAAAAATAGATTTTATTTTGCTGAAAAAAGACTTTTTAGGTTGCTCATTACTGATCAAATATAAGCCATTAGTTACTGTTGATGGTGTAAGACCTTTCAATTGATCTTTTAATTCCTCTATATCAGCAGGTGTTTTAATTGTTCTGCGAATCTCTTTTCCAGTTTCTTGCTTATACTCATTAACCATCTTATCAAGAGTTAGATCACAGTACTCATCGATCCAGTCGCCTAAATAATAGAATCTATCTACAACAACTCGCTTACTATCATTTAAGAATGTTCCAAAAAGAATAGGATCTTTAGCATGCTTTTCTTTAGCTATTTTACGCTCTTCTTTTCCAGTATAATCAGTGAAAACAACATAAAGTCTATCGAATTTATCTTTTACTTTATCAATAAGCTCAACAATCTCATTAGGGATATCTCTTTCATAATTTTCGAGCTCGATAATCTTAACTGCATCATCTGCTACATTATCGATATATTCTTCGATATCATCTTTATATACAAAAGTATCTACACCTAGCTTAATGATTTCACGCTCTTTTTCAATACATTCTAAATGAAAAAGTAATTTTTTAATACCAGTTTTTTGACCTGTAATCTTATATTTATTAAGAAGCGTCAAACAGTTATCATATACTTGATTAAGCATTTCATCGGTAACATGTTGTTTCTTTTCTTTTACTTGATCAAAATATTCTTGCGGTGTTAAATTAAGTTGTTCGTTCATAACAGGTTATTACCTCATTATATAATTTTGTTAAGTAGTCATCAATGTAGTTCAACTACTTTCCTCAAGTTTTACATACGACTCGAACGTACTGTTAACTACACCACACTACCCAGTAGAATACTTGAGATTTATTAACAATGGTCTTTCTGAGAGGACTTGAACCTCCAAAAACATGATCCTTAGTCATGCCCCTATGCCAATTCGGGTACAGAAAGAAGTTGGTGCGCCGTGAGGGACTTGCACCCCCAGAGGCCGTCAGGCCACCAGATTTACAGTCTGGTCCGCTACTACTTACGGGCTACCGACGCATGTAGAAATAATTGAGACAAGACTCGAACTTGTATGAGTTACCACAACCTAAACCGGAGTCGAACCGGAAACCACCAAACCTTTTCGGAGGTGTGCCTTGCCATTCAGCCACTCAATTATATTAGTAGAATCTTTTTGACCAGTTACTACTGTATGGTATTTGGTTTTTCAACTTAAAACCTACTTATCTACGGATTTGAAAAAGTCCTCTTTTTGCTACCGTTAGCCCCGTTTGAAAAAGATTATAAAACGTCAACACTCGGCTTGGTGGCTTGAGATGGGATTGAACCATCGACATATGGATTTTCAGTCCATCGTTCTACCACTGAACTACCAAGCCATAAAATGAAACACCTTAAGGTCGGCTAACCACACATCTGACTATTTGATAGGCACTGTATAATTATCTATTTATTTCTTAAGTATAATTATACAAACACTTGGGCTTGTGTCGCTATTTGTTATCATATCAAGCTGTGGCAGGGGATAAAAGACTCGAACTTTTTTCTCAAGGTTTTGGAGACCCGAATAATCACCTACTATACCAATCCCCTATATAGATTTATTATCTTATCTACATATCTATTATATAATACTATACAGAATAAATCAACTAATTTAGCTAACTATCTTATAAGTAAAATTAAAAGCTGTTACTCGCATTGAATAACAGCTTTTACAAAGGAGAAAATGAAAAAACTTTTCGCTTCTATAATCTTACTTATTATTCAAATATTTGAGAAGCTTTTCAGTATCTGTAGATTTTACCTGTTCTTGGTTTTCCCCAAGTTCAAGAATATCATCAGTTACTAAAATATCAGCTTCTTCTTTATTATCAACAATTTCGGTAGCCATCATTTCAAACAAAGTATATACGTTGAGAATTTCGGTCATACCAATATATTTTGCAAGGAATGTAAAGTCTGAGTCACCAGCTACTCTAGCCATACTATCTTTACACATATTAAGCCATACAAAATCATTCTTTTCAACATCAATAGCGAACATATAACTATAAGTGCTATCACCAGTAATCTTAAAGGATGATTCTACAGTTTTAGGTTCCCAAACCTCACCAGAACGTACTTTATCTCTGAGCATATAGCCCGCTTTACAGTTGCATTTGCTAAAAGGTACTCTGCTATAAACATTATTGCATACTACTAAATATTTCATAGTAGGATACTTTTGTTTGATAGCTTCCAAATTAAAGTCATAATATTCGCTACCACCATTATAACCACAGGTTTGATCTCCAGAGAAGCAAACTGCATCAGACTGTCTGTTATACATACTTCTCCATGAGAATTCAATGCTCTTTCCATCAGCAGTTACACCGATAGCAGATAAATCAATATCATTAACCTTTTCCCAATAAGTGAAAGCGCGAACAACTTTGCCTTCAGGGATATGCATTCTGGTACCTTTAGGAAGTACACCCAAACCCATTTCTGCAGTTGTTTCTTGCATAGGTACAGCTATATTTTTCATTGACTCATCAATATAGACTTTCCCTAACTTATTTTTGTAGATAGATCTTACATTATCCCAAAGTGCAGGAACAACAGCATCTCTTATTTCTTTACCAACAAAAGACTTTCTAGCAGATTGCTCAACATAAGTTTCTCTGTGAGTCTTAAGCTTATAGTATTTAGTGAAAGTAAATGTACGTGCGGATTTATCTTCCACATAATTCTTATACTGCATAATAAGTTGGAAAAGAAGAATAGGGTTATCTGATTTGATAAATTTAACAACTTCTGCTACATCTGCGGCACTTTCACATCTGGAAAGAATATAGTTGAGATTTCTAAGAATAGCACCGCTACCCTTATTATTCGCGAGAACCGCAGCAGCCCCAACAACTTCACCTTTAATCATAAGGTTTTCAAAATCAGCCATTACAGAAAGATTTTTCTCTGCATTGCGGATATCATTAACAAATTCAGATGCAGCAGCATTCTTTGCTTTATAATGAATTTGGTGAAGCAAACCTTTCCAATCAGCTCTTCTTTCGAAGCAAAGTGCTTTTTGGAATTTAGAAAGTTTACCACTAGCAAATTTAATGTTAAGAATATTAGTAACAAACTTTCTATCTTGATTTTTAAGATTAAGCTTTTTAAGAGTCATCCCAGGATATTTGTTATGCAACAATTCCTCAACAACTTTAAGAATATCACTTAATTGGATATATTTAGCAAAAATAGCATCTTCTAAATCAAGCAATAACTTAATAGCAGTATCTCTACTAGCAATACCATCAGTAATAATTAACTTTTTATCGATAGAAAGCTCTTTAATCAAATCATAAGCAGCTTGACTGAGAGGTCTAGAAGAAGCAAGCAAATTGTTAGCCATTTCAAGCAAAACTTTTTCAGCATCTTCTTCTGTAAGAATATCAAAATTCTTAATCTCAGTTTTTTCATTGAAAGCTACAGTTTCGAAAGTTTCCTCGAAAACAGAGTGAGCTGCATCACCATCAAAATTACCGCAAACATACGTATCGAAGTAATGAAGAAGTTGATCAAAAAGCAACTCTGTAGGACTCAATCTTTTTACAGACTCAGGGAATCCACGATAAAAAGCTTCGGTAACTTTACCAGGAATTTGCTTCTCAAGATATCTGAGAATTTCTTGATCAGCTAGTCTTTTACCAGCGTTAATCTTAATATTATACTTTTTCGCGATAGCAAATAAAGATGAAAATGCTGAAACATCATCATGTTTAGTATTATTCGCATCAACGCAAACCAAAATGTTTTTACTAAATAAATAATCTCTGTACAAATCTTTCATCATATATCTTAAAACCTCCATTTAGATATAAAAATTCGTTTTAATTTTAGAACTATTATACGGTGCGCTACCAACTGCGCTACTCCCCTATATATTGGTAGGGGAGGTTGGACTCGAACCAACGACACCCGGCTCCTGAATGCATTAAAAGTAAGTCCTAATAGCTGAGATGTTAAATTGTTTGTAACGTAAGGTATCCCTATATATCGAATTAAAAGTTCGGCCCTGATCCCAGGAATAAAGTAAGAAATACTAGCTGTTACTATATTTATATCACCACTAAATTGTGTAACTATCTATTGCCCAAATAAGAAAAGTAAGGTACACTAGCTGTGGTTACGTACTAAATAATTATCGCGAGTAATTAATATAGTACTTATTAACTAATTATATTATATAATAAAATGCTTATTAAATCAACTATTTTTACTATATAAATAAAAAAAAAATAATGGAGGGGCAGACGGGACTCTAACCCGCAACATTCTGCTTGGAAGGCAGATACTCTAACAATTGAGCTACTACCCCAACTTGAGAGATGTAGGATTCGAACCTACATTAATTAGTTATGCGCATAACTTCCAGATTTCTAGTCTGAGCTTTGCCGTTTGCTTAATCTCTCATATTATGCCACAGATTTGATAGTTAACGAAGGTTGTGGCGCCTCCACCTATTTTTCTAACCCTTTAGTATGTGTTATTGAAAATAGGAAAGATTTGTTTCATATGGTGACCCCAGCGGGGCTCGAACCCGCAAATTCCAGCTTGAAGGGCTGGTCACTCTACCAGTTTGTCTATGGGGCCATACCTGTTAACACTTACTACTAAATAACACTTTACATAACTCTTCGACACTGTTAGTTGGTCGCTGTTGCCACACCTAATTTTCTTCCGCTCCTCAAGTGTTATAAAGATTCGTTGTTAACTGTACTGCATAAATACTTTTCAGCTGCTAATGCGTAGAACAACTACAGACATACCTCCATATCAGCTTACTAAATAATTATACATAATAATCATTAATAATTCTACGAAAATAATATAATTAGTCCACTATGTATGTTCCCAGATTTAACGTATCTGTAGGACTATAACGCTAAAATTACTGTCTGCTACGAAGCAGCTCGGCTATCGTATATATCATTTCAACTTTAGCAGGCCATTACCCTCGAATAATTTTAGATACAGTAGGCACCTTCAGCCATAGAAGCAGTTACCGTGTTTCACCCTAACGAAGACTTTGGACCGTTGAATTTCGTATCTACCTTTTGCTCCGCCTATATTCACATTATACTGTATTCAATATTTAGTTTGCGATTTCCGATTAAGAAGTGATTAACAAAACTAACAAAGCAACTTATCACTTTGGTATTACTCAATAGATTCTTTATCCATCCAGGATGGATAATTTCTATCATATAATCTTATAAAATCTTTTCCATATGTGTTTTTTGCATATTGCAAGTATGGTTGTATGCTTTCATAATTAAGTAAAACTAAGTTATATGGAAATTGATTTATCTTATATTCTGTCTAAGTATCATAACCACCTTTAATTTCATAGTAAGTACTATTTACAATAAAATCTGGATAAAATTCTTTTTGTTGTCCATCAGAATTAATATACTAGAAACCGATTTCATTCCTTACAACCTCAATGTTGTTATCTAAACAATAAATTATGAAAGCTAATTCCCAGCTTGAGTCGCAATAAAAACCTCTATATGTTCCATATTTATAGCTTCGTGCTGAACTCTTTTTGTATCCACCAGGTTTCTTTTCCGGATGTTCCTAATAAAATTTTTTAACACTTAAGCTATTTTTAACAACCCTCTCATCAGTTTCTTTTGTTAAACCTTTGTTCCAAGCATTCCTACCAATATTATTAAACTTATTACGAACACTTGTCTACCTATCAGGGTTATTTTTACATCTTATCTCATGCTAAATAAGAGAGTTTTTATTTTTACATTCTTTTCCGCAAAATTTACAAAATAAATCGTTATGATCCAACTGATATGTAAATCCGGCTATACGTCGCTAATAATTTGGATTATTTAAATGACTTAATTTATGTTTTTCGATATTATTGTTTGAAATAAATTTACTGCAAAATTCACAAAAGGTTTTTGGATACTCTTTCATTCAATATTTTCCCTTAGCTTGGTAACTTAGTAGGTCGACCATTACCAAGCTAAGTTACTCATATTTAATTTTTACATATAGTCTAGCTCACTTAATTTAATAAATGATTACCATCTCACACTGCGTGGAAGTATATATGTTCGTGAGACCTGACCTACTCAGATTCGAACTGAGAAACACGGATTAACAGTCCGCCGTGATACCTTTTCACCATAGGTCAATATTTTGCTTATCCACAAAATACTAGCTATGTATTAAATGATAAGCCGACAACTATTTTGTGTGACTAGCACCCTCACTGTTCTGGACTTATAATAGTTGTATAAAGTCGCATCTAGTCGTCCCGACGGCACAATCTCATGACTAGTGATGAGCAAGTTAGTTTAGAGGTGTCTAACTCAACCTCAAGCTTTTTTCAATGGAAAGCAAAATCAACCCAGATTTTTCCACATCAGTTCATAGACTGAATTCGGCAGTAAAATCACAACTGTGTCAGATAGTCAATCTAGTAAATGGTAGAAAATGTCGGTGCTGCCCCGCTACTTGATGTCCCTAACATCATGTGTTACTGTTACACTACACTCTCTATAAAAGTTACTTTTTACTTTACATTTAACCATTCATCGAAAAGTAACAAAACGTTTGGAAGTTTACTCACGGTTATCTTGCCGTCGCTGCCTAGGTTCTGTCTTAGTCTGCGCAATTATATCCTGTAACTAGGAAACCTATGGTTGTGAGGGAAGGACTACATACTCACTGAGATACATCACCTTCTACCTGACGATTTGATATACTTGTCAGCATAGGCAAAACTATGTACTGCAATTCACTCCAAGCAGCAGCGTCATATTCTACTCGAGTTACCTTTTGGCTTACTGCTAACGTCGTCAGCCGCATATGTTGGCGGCCCGCGTCGATTCTTTCGCTTCCTCAGCATGGTATTAAATACTAAAAATTAAATTTAGCATTTGATTGGCGACGGGAGAGGGATTCGAACCCCCGGAAGACGCTCATCACGCCTTCTGCAGTTTTCAAGACTGCCGCAATCAACCAGACTCTGCCATCCCGCCATAAAACCCAACACATAATTACTAGTGCATGCAACCCTTCATTATATATCTGTGAGCTCTAAAGGTTACTGCTCACCAAACCATTTCCTCTGCAGAGAAATTACTAACTCTCTAGTACCCTAAAGCCATCTCAGGAATTGATAGCTGGTTTTATCAATTAATCATATTATAATGAATTATGATTCTATTTTTCTAATTTCAACACTAAAAATATGGGTTTCTGGATTATATATCAGCCAACTATATTCAGATCTATGAAATTGTAGATGTTCTCTTCTAGAATTAAATACCATAAGATTTTCTATAGTATTGTTGTATCTAACATGATCTATATGATGAATAGTATACTTAGCTATATTTTCAATCTTAAGATTTATAGAGCAAATAAGCTCATGCTCAAACTTAATTGAATATTTTAAATCAGACTTTATATCACTAACTAATACATAGCCAGTATTACTGTTTATTTTATTGTATTTAGGTAATGTCTCAGATAAAGTACTTATATAAGATAAATATTTAGCTATTTCTTGATCGTTGTGATCCTTATAAATACTCGTAACAGTTCCATGGGTTAGCTAGCTTTTTCTAGTTCCATTTTTATAAGATTCTACTAATTTTTGCGTTACTAACGCAATGTTATTGTTAGTTTCTTTAGTCTATCCTCTTCGGTTTTTTGTTGAATATTTTCCTAATTTATCCCAATCTTTCCTATCTGGATTTTTAGGACATCTAACAATATGTTGAATAAGGCTATTTCTAGTTTCTTTTTTACAATCACAAAATGGACATATCAAGTTTGATATATAATCATATTTAGATGCATAATTTTTAATTATACCATCGCAACTATTGGAGTGTTTTTTAAAATTAGCATTTGTAATGAATCTACCACATTTATTGCATTGTGTTTTTGGTTGCTAAACTTTACGCTTTTCAGACATTAATATTTCTCCCCTGACCTAAAAGAAATTTATAATAAAAATGTTCGCTTACGGGTCAGCGTATTACTCGAAAGTTAATTACTCTTTCGCTACCGAACTGTTGGTCGCTCCGGTGGGATTTGCACCCACACGCTCAAGGGCGCTCGATTTTAAGTCGAGTTCGTCTGCTGTTCCGACACGGAGCGATTTAATCGAATGATGTAATACCCATTCCACCACTCGAGGATATTGTATTATTAAATTTTTAAACTACTAATAATATATACAGGAAAGTATATTTAATTTAGCGTTAATTTTTATCTGTTTTTATAATAATTTAATGCATAATATAGAATCTAAAAACTTCTTATTACATTTATATTATATAATCTTTTAACAATTAAATCAACTAATTTTATTATCTAACTCAAAAATTAAAGCATCTCTTTGTTCGAGTGTTTCTAAACCAACTATTATATAAATTCTTTTCTTACCATATTTAAGCATAAAACAATCTGGTTTATCTAGAGTAATTACTAACTCAGGCTTATTTTTTCTAACCTCACTAGTAGATTTTACTACACCAGCTTCTTTTAATATATTTGGAAGAAATCTAGAATCTGTAAATAATGTATTCTGTTTTTCTGATTCCCAATCTTGATCGTCTAAAGCAATGAGTTCTTTAGGATCTACGATAGGGTATCCTACAACAACATTTTGAAACATAACTACACCTTAATTTTTGTTTCTTAAATATTTATCTCTAAATTCGTTTGACCAAACAACTATAATACTCTTTTTTGAAATCGAAACCATTCTCGGATAGGCTTGATATCTTGACCATTGATTATGTACTTGCACAATAAAATCATTTCTATTGATAAAGCTAATCGAATCATCACACCAATTATCAATCATGTATAAAATTTCATTAAAAAGATTATACTCATTGTTTTTCTTCATGCTAACACCTACAAATAAAAGTGGTGGGCCACCTCGGACTCGAACCGAGAACCGCCCCGTTATGAGCGGGGAGCTCTAACCATTGCGCTAATGGCCCATCTTGGTCGGAACCCTGAGAATCGAACTCAGATTTACCTTGCTAGGGCTTCCGGTTTATGGTCGTAGGGGTTAGAATTGAACTAACTGATTCCTTTCTCTACGTAAGACCGGGGCTCTCACCTGGTTGAGCTAGGTTCCGATGCATCTGTGTCTAATTCCACAGCGTCAACATAATCTCAAGCCCCGTCGGGCTATATCAGTTTGCACCGGAATCGGACTCGAACCGATAAGAGTTGTTACTACCAACTCACGTGCACAGCACGCTCCGCTTACCTATAGCGAACCTCCAGTGATATAATATTTGAGCTAAAGAACTTTCATCTTTAGGATATGCTGTGAGATTTATGTGTACATCATATTACTCACAGTCTTGCTATTATCTAAATTTTAAGTGACTATCTTGCTATTAATATTTTACGCATATTTTTCTTATTAAACAATTTTAAGGAATTTCTCTTTTTATTCAGCGACTTGCACGATTTGAACGGCTCCTCCGGGCGTCCCGCCCAGCATGCTGCCTGATTACACCAGATCACCTAATTCCTGCTACATATGCTTTTTCGGTTGTACGGACCTACTAGTAAGCATATTTGTACGTGTAGCTTATTTAATAAAGCTTTATACTCACTACTCAAATATTTAATTTACATTTATATTATATATTATTTAATACAAAAGATCAACTATTTTTACTTATTTTTTGTAAAAAAAATCTTTTAATTTCTCTTAATAGATACTTAATATAGAAAGCGAGGAAAGCAACAATTCTATCTGTAGCTGATTTTTGTTCAGGTTGTGGAACATTTTTATTGACTGTTATTACCCATAACTCATCAATAGGATAATCGTATGGTAAATGCATAAATCCTTGCTTACCCCAACTGCTAGACCAACTATTTTGTATAATCCAGCCTGTTTCATCCCAACCAACAACAACCATAGCGTGACCACCAGTGCGTTTATCATCAGCATCAGGTAATGGACATTCCGCTTTAAATGAGCTATATACAGGAATACCTATAACTACGGCACCTTGAGCTAGAAGAGTCTTCTTAACTTCCTCATCACTATAGCATCTAAAGTAATTTACTATTTTAAATTGAGCTGCTTTTTCAGCTAAAGCATCTTTATTCTTCTCTATTTCTGCTTTAACTACTGGATATTTAGCATTTAGCGGAAAATCTATATACTCAACATCACCACATTTATTTAACTGTTTTAATGCTTGACGTATATACATACCTTCACTTTGCGAATCAGCAGGACCTCTATTACCATAGATATAACCTCTACTGAAATCATGAGCAGTTTCAAAACCACCAGCTAACTCACCATACCCCATAGCAGTGGCACAAGCATGAGCAACGCAACTTCCAACATTACCTTGACTAAGTACTTTCATACCCTTCTTTATGTAAGTTTCAGGTATTTCATCTGTTTCTTCTAAAGCAACATTTTTAATTGTGTAGTCTCTAGTATCTTCCGGTGATGGTACATATCCATTTTCAACATTTTTAAGAAGATATTTTTTCAATAATTTCTAATCTTTTTTCTCACTCATAAATATGTTTCCTTATATCATATAATATATTATACAATAATTTTAGCACATATTTAGTAATTGTAAAAAGATAAACTTGAGGGATAGACTCGAACTATCTTACGACTCTCGTGACCTACCCTCTCGCTATTCCGATGCGAATGTTTGGAGTCGAACCGAATCGAAGGGCACTCAGGATACGTATGCTGATCTTTTTCAATCAGCCATCTTACCTCTAAAGTTGTTAGGCCTTTACAACCTGTTATAAGCGTGCTATAGAGCAGGATTCGAACCTGCGATACTGGCTCTTAACCAGCGTCTTATCCGCTAGACTATCCATAGATATAATGGTAGAAAATACTACCATTAATGTGTAAATAAAAAGAGGTTTCAGATTATAAATCTGATGGTGGGCACAGCAGGACTTGCACCTACACACCTTTCGGTAAGGGAGCGACCCTCGCGTCTTCTAGATTTCGCCATGCTACCCATGTATCTATGTATTATCCAGTTAAACAATACATAGATTAAGTTAAATAAATACGAACCAACAAGCGTATTAAGATAACAAATTAAAGCTCGATTCTTTATACGATATCGAGAAACGCTTGACTCTAACTAATTTAAAGTCTACCTGTTAGAGAAGGCCTTACCTTAAATGGCCACTTACAGGGGACTTGAACCCTCTAACCTCCGCAGCGCTCAAGCGGACGACTTACCAGTTAGTCGAGTAAGTGATTTGGGCCCAGGGGTGAGACTCGAACTCACAACCTCGAGGGTATGAACCTCGCCAGCTACCATTGCTAACACCCTGGAGTATATACGGACAATTTCTAACGTGTTGTCCAGTTACGGATAAACCCTTCTCGTTGGTTTAGTCTGTACGCCTTTGTGTCGTTTCCAAAAGTAACGTCAGTCCTTAATTAAACTCTGAAGAGGTAGAATTGATATTTCACAACTATTCCACTGAGCATCTATCCTCTCTGCAACTAACCACGGTTAACAATTAGTATTTATTGACCGTTACATTAATTATGTCGCCGCGGGGCTTAGCGACTATATCATTCATACACGCCCCGCTTGATGGGTGCCGTAATCTTTCAACGGACCTACCACATCAATAATTACTACGCGCCGTATAATGCCTTACACGACTAATTTCTAAAGGTGGTTGACTTTCGCGGACATGTAAATCAACTCTTTATTCCGCACCAAAATATTGTACTCGCCGAAGTAGTGTACTATCACAATTTACCATCTTTCAGATACACATTTTGCTGAGAATCGATTTGTGAACTTCAGTACAATATTATATATAAGCAGTTATTTCATCTTTCGATTAAAGGTCTACTCAACTTTTTCACCGTCAGTTATCCTTCGGGGATAACCTCATTGTCTCATACGGATAGGACTAATAACTAAATGTCCTGACAACAACTCACTTCTAATCCTTTGTGCACTTGAATTAGAAATGTCTGACCTTCCTCCACGCGGATTTTACTCTACGTTTTGAATACCTAGGTTTTTATTGTTAATTGAACTAACTAGTGGTGAATTGCACTTACCATCTACCGAAACCACTTCTCCCCTTTCTAGATGAGGTGTTTACGACTTGCTGCTGTTAAACTACAGTGTTCAATTAAATTGTTACTCAAATATAAACAAATCTGGTCATTTCAAGTTGAGAGATGATGACCTAACTACCCAACCAGTTAATGCTCGTCTTTCCGAGGCGTCATTGATTATATTTGAGTTTTAATAACGGCTGTTTATCTCATTCCATTTACCACAGCTGCTTTCTTCCCAGATCCGTTTTTGAGAGATTTAATAACATCTATATCGCGAACGCTTTGGCTTCGTGGCACCGTTTATTTAGCTTATTTCATAAACATCGTTATAGGTCGAACATTTTCACTAGTTTTATAAAGCTTAGCCATTTCTAAATCTTCTATTACTGTGAAATGCTCTTTTCCATTGATATCTTTTCCAACAAGTAAATACACTGTTTTCTTTTTCAAACCGTCTTTTAACATTTGCTTTTTATCCATATCAATGACCTCTATAACTTCTATTTACATTATATATTATATAATATTTTGATTATTTAATCAACTGTTTTTAACTTAATTTTTGAATAATTTTTTGATATTTTTCAATATATTCTTTATTATAAGCATAGTTAACTAAATCTATAGTTGATGGTGATTTTTTGCTATCAATTTCAGCATTTAATTCTTCGAGCTGTCTGATTTCAGATACTACACAACCTTTTACTAACATAAGTTCGAAATGATCAAGCTTTTCCATATACTATCACTCCATCTTTAATCTACACTTATATTATATAATAAATTAATTAATAAATCAACTAATTTTATGCTGTTTCTGAAATTATTTTAATAGAAGTATCAGAATCAATCCTATTTATTAAAATTTGTTTAGCGTCATTTATATAAATCCATTCGGGTATTCCTAGTCTAGATTTTTTGATAACACCTCTCAACCAATAGTACCATGTATCATTACTTTTATAATATACATGATCAGCAATAGCATATTTCTTTTGTTTGTAGATAATTTTTGTTCCAATCTCATACTTAGGGTTAATTTGTTCCATTATAAATACCTCACTTATATTTAGTTATGTATAAATGAGATTAGATTTCTTATCTACATTATAATTATATAATATTTTCATTTATAAATCAACTAAAAAGAAAAGACTTTAGAAATAAATCTAAAGTCTTTATAAATTAAATTAAGATATATCGTGCCATATTTCACTACCATCACCGCCGCAATCGCCAGCACACATAGAATTTCTATCTATAACAATTGTAGTAGCGGCAACACCTGTAATTTCAGCAATACCCTCATCTGCTGGACAAATAACACCAGGAAGATGTTCAAACTCAAGGGTAGCCCAACCATTGTCATAATTAGTATTTCCATCATTTAAATTATAGTTAGTATCTGGAAGGCATGAACTGTTAACACAATTTGCAGGTATGAAGATACCTTGTTCACTCTGAACACCGATATAGATTTCACCAGACCATGTATCTGCATCAGTAAATGCATCTTCCGGATTAAAATATAGCTGTTGATTTTCTTCTTGCCACTGACCATATGCTATGTAGTTAGCTGGACTATCATACTCATCATTTAAAACTGGTGCGAACGCATAATAATCATCGGACGCATCTATAGGTTTTCTCAACGCTACAAATCCACCAGAAGGATTTACTGGACCAAACCAATCGTAACTGCTAGAATCAATCCAGTACGCATATAGAGTTATATCGCTAGTTAATGTTCTAGAAGTAAATTGGTTATAATAAGAAGCATCAAGGTACCAACCACCAAACGCATAACCAGATTTTGTTGGTATAGGTAAGGTAGAAGCATCTAAATAGTTGCTAGAATTAGCTGATACATAACTAGGTGAAACAGATCCACCATCTGTATAGAATGTAGCTTTATATGTTGTTGTAGATGCTGCTGTATACTGAGCATAAACAGTTGCATTACCTGTAAACTTATAGCTAGTAGTTACTTGAGTACCACCGCTGCTTGATGTATACCAACCCTTAAATGTATAACCAGAATTAGCTGTTACACTAGGTGTGCTTGATAAATAACCTAAAACAGTCTATTTGCTTGATGTTGAGCAGGTACCATTACTCCCAGCGTTAAAAGTAATTGTGTATACTGGATAATTAGTATAAACGATATTGCTAGTTGATTGAGAATTTTTATTTGTATAGATTACCAAATAATTATCTTTATTTATAGCATATTGCACATCAGAAGCTGCAGCAGCACCAATTGTGTTGTAACTTATAGTTCTTGCTGTGCTTCCATCAAAAGTTGTTCCACTAGATGCTCCAGAGCCTGCCGAGCTAAATGTTAGAGCATTTTTTGTCTTATTGGCTGTTATACCTGTAAGACTTTTAATAGTGGTGTTGCCCCCCCCCCTACGTAAAACTCTTTTGTAGTCAAGTTGTAGAGAGGTTGACCGGGGAGCAAAGTGTCTGTTGAGGCTTTGATACTAGTATCTGAGCCCCTGAGTAACTAAATAGATTTGTTATTACTCATAGATTTTTACTCCTATATATAAATTTTTATTTTTTTTTTAATTTTTAGTGTATACATACAACCAAGTATGTATCCAATCATCATTTGTATCATTATGTATTTTTAACTCAGTTCCAGCACTCATGCTTCCAGCGTCCTCTTTGTTGTGATCATCATCGGAAGATATTCTTATATAGCAATAATCATAAGCATACTTAGACTTAAATGTGCAATTCGATTTGCCATCGCTAGATTTACATACTAAAATATACAAAGTGTTTGGATCGTTACCTGTATAGGTGCCTTCAGGAAGAAGGCCTAATTTAACGGCTCCAGGCGCTAAGTGTTTAGCATAATTTGCTGTACCATCTAGATAAGCACCGGAAATATTACCTGTATTACCATCGATAACTACATTATGAGAACCACTAGTCTGCAATACGTTACCTGTAATATCACCGCTGGCTATTATATTTTTATTAGATTTTATAGTATCAGTAGCAGTTATAGTTTTAGCAGTAACACTTCCATCTGTTAAGACTATTTCACCTGTTTTATTGCTTTTATTCTTAATGCTTACAGCACCGCCGCTAACAGATAAATCTGTTAAAGAAGCTTTGTTTGCTGTTAAGGTCTTTGTTACTGTTTGGTGACCGTTTACTGTAAACATCTAAAGATTGTTTGTGGTAGTTCCATCACCTATAGTCTATCCACCTTTAGATGTTATAACTTCGTATTTTACATGAGAATCATTAGTTCCAACACCAATAACTTTTTTACCACTTTCATCATACTTTACAGTACTTAAATATAACTTAGGTCCTGTATTTGATGTCTCAGCTGCTAATCTATAATATTGATTATCAAAATCACGATTCTAGAATAAGATACCTTGATCTGGGTTATCTGCATGTGTCTCAAACCTTATATTATATACACCATCAATATCAGAATTATTTGCATAGAAACCATAAGATTTAGCACCATCACGCACATGCTAATTAGCACCAGCTATAACTAGTTTATTTGGTTGAAAGCTTCCATTAACAGTCAATTTACCGCCAACGGTAAAATCATTCTATATATTAAGGGTTGTTATATCACCACCTTCTTGAGTAAGAAGTGTTTTAGTTATAGTTTCATTTTTATCATTTTTAGTCTAGATAAAAGCAGTGCCTCTATCTACATAAAAGCGATCATTCTTACTAGAGAATGTTAAACCATAATTTCCAGTGTTATTAAAGTGTATAGCATGAGCGTTTATTGCATCAGAGTTATTTAAATTTATACCGTGTGCATTATCTCTTTCAACTTGCTGATCTGCTGTGCTCACAGTATATCTACCAGCAGTCATTCTACCATTTTTAGGATTTATAGATACTAAATTTTTAGGTGTAGCTGATAAAGCTGATTTTTCACCAGCAGTACTTATAATAACAGAATATTGATCATCTAAATCTGACTCAGTTACAACTACAGAATCACTTACTGCAGATGAAGAAGATTTATCTGGAATAACAATTCCATCGATAGAATCTTGCAACTAATCTATATTAACACCTAAATCTTTAAGTCTTACTACATCATTCTCATCTCTAGGTGTGTAAGATGATGTTACTTTTCCAGTAAAATTAATATTCCCATCTATATTAGTTGGTTTAGCGAATTTTAGATTTAATCTAGCAGCAGTAGTTCCAATCTCTACTTGCGAATTGAAATTAATAACAGCAACTTTAGAATCTAATACTATGGCTTCTTGAGTTATGCTGCTTGCTTTTTGCTCTATAGTACCATTTTCACCATCTAATAGAATCTTTTTAGCATTTCTTAAAGTTACAGCATTACCGTTAGCGGATAAATAAGTCTTAGTTCCACCAACACTTATGCTTCTCGAAGTAAGTGCTCCACCAATATTTGCAGAAGATGCTGATAAATCTGTTGCGTTTACTGAGCTAGCAGATGATCCACTTGATGATGAAAAACCTGAAGAATTTAGTGTTACATGTTTACCATCACTTAAAGATAACTTAATAAAATCTGAGCCTAAGATAATTTTTGATCCTAAAGCAGAATCTATTTCAAATTTTGAGTCATAATAAGTTTTTATAGGATCGCCATTCTCATCATACTCTACTCTAGTTGGTGTTACTACTGGGCCCACTCTGTATTTATCAACAGATCCATCAAGGCAATTAGATGGCAATATTCCCATTATCTAATCATCATAATGACCTGACATACTTCTAGTAGTTACTGGTAGGCTAGTTAACTTACTACCATTTTCACCACCACAGGTAAGATAATTATCTGTAAGATTATAAAGAAGCTAACCTTCGTTGAGCATCACATCTTTATTTTTGTTAGAAGCGATCTCATCTCTAGTACCCCTGAGTATCTGTATTACATTATTTCCAGCCATGTCTTTATAAATTCCTCATTAACGGGGTAGCTAATAGATTCTCCCCTGATTTTATCTATCAGATGTTATTAACATTCCAACTTGATTTCCTTTAGCAACAACTCTACCATGAAAATCTCTAGTTGTGTTATCTGATTTTCTGTATTTACCTTTTACTCTACCATGAAAGTCTTTAGCAATAATATCTCCGTTTGATAATTCTTCCAAAGATCCTATTACTCGACCGTAAAAATCTTTAATATACTGTTTAGCCATATAATTTATAACCCTTAAAAGTTTTCTTTATTTTCCATATAGTCATTTATACATTTACAATTAGAGAAACAAATATCTCTATCAACTTCGAAAGCTTGCGTAATCTCTCGAGTAGGACTATTAAGAAATTCTGAAATCTTTTTTGTAAGTTTACGCTCATCATATTCTATTCTAGAAAAAGCGCAATAAACACTTTTTGGTAACTCATCAAAATCAGGTATAGCTGGACCATACTCAAAAATTCTAGTCTAGCCTAATTTCGTATCAGTTACTAAATAATAAAGCATACCTTGATCGTTAGTGGCTTCGATACAGCAATTACCCATATCTTCTACTTCTAACTCTCCAACTGCTTGTCTAGTGAAAAAATACTCAAATGTTCTCATATAAATATTTTAAGCATATTAAAGATTATCTATTTAATTTAGCATAGCTTTTGTACTAAATCTAACTTAAAGATTAAATTTAATAAGCTTACCTCTAAAGAATTAAAGTTGACTATAACCAGTCACAAATATTTCAAATTTATAATAAAGCTCTGTCAAACTACTTGCTTGAAAAAAATTACCATCATTATATAAATATAAGTTGTGTGGGTCAAAAGTACTATCAAATTTACCACTCATATATTCTTTAAATGCTTTTAATAATCTTTCTAGATATTTTATTCTATGATCTTGACTTTCAAACTTAAAGATAGTTTCAATACCTAAAATATATTTTTGAGTATCCCTATTGAAATATACATCTATATCGTTCATAGAATAAAAATTAACATCGCAAGAAGATAGGTCATCGTAAGATTTTAATCCCCAAATAAATTTAAGTGGACCGCAGTTATACTCATCATCTTTCCAATCAGAATATTTTTTTGCACATCTTTTCTTTTCTTTTTCTGCTTGCTTTATTTCTTTTCTAGTTTCTCTACAAAGTTTGAAATTTCTAAATAGTTTCAAAATAAGAGCCTCCGGAAAGTTAATTATTTTTAAGTTGGCGGGGGATGCTGGTGCCGACCCAGCTCAAAACGGATTTAGAGTCCGCCGCACAATAGCCGTTATGCTAATCCCCAGTATTGGCTACCCCTCTGGGATTCGAACCCAGATTACCCTTTCAGAGAGTATAACGGTTTTAGAGACCGGCGGTTTACCATTAACCTAAGGGGCAATAAAAATAGAGAAGATTTGATTATCTTCTCTATTATATACAGTTATCTGTTTTTGATTTTTTATTGTTTTGCTGATATAATTTATAATTTAAGTCTGTAATTTTATAAAATAAATAAATTAACCGCTCCAAACCATGGAAAAATAAGCATCACTATGCTCGATGCCATATACTTTATCCGAATAAGATTCTCTATCTCTATCACCAAAATAGATTTTTCCATATAATAAAAGTTTAGTGAGCAAGTCATCTGTTAATATCTCATATTCTGCTGGAGCAAAGTAACCACCTTCCATAAAGCTGTCCCCATCTTCAAGAATATAAGTCTCATCTGGAAATTCTTCACTAAAAATAACATTTGGTACAATATTTTTTAGCTTTCTCATAAATTTATTGCTAGTATGATTAGCCTGTATGTACAAAGTGTAGAAATATCTTAACTTATCTTTTATAGATGTAATTTCCATAACATCATCTATTTCTTCTTGCGTATATGGTTTAATTATATAAGCTTCTTTTAATTTTTCTAGATCTTCAGATTTGAGCTCTACAGATTTTTCATAACATAAGCAATGCGTACTAGAGCTATTTGTTTCAAACGTATTTTTTCTAACACTAAACATAGATCAATTTTCCTTCAAAATAACAATATATGTATTATCTTCTGTTTCTCTTAATATTTTATATGTATCTTTAAATTTACCAAAATCAACGTCATCAGTAATTTTAACAGTATACTCATAATACAAAACGGGGCAATTCTTCTCATCTAATAATTTACCAAAACAGTCCGCTAAAATAACAACCATGCATGAAGCTATAGCTCCTAAAATATAAAGAATAATAGTCAGCAGTACATTCTTGCAATCATAAATAACACCAGATTTCTTATTCTTTATAATGGTATAAGTAAAAATACAACTAAAGATAAAAAAGCTAATAATACCAAATATGTAAGCATATTGCCAGCAACCATATATAGCTTCTTTACTAATCTCAATAACACCTTCCATTATCAACACTTCCTGTTTATTTTTCTCTTATCTTTACAGTATAGATTTTACCTTCTACTTCGATTATCTCATACATATCAGTAAAATCATTCACATTTACAGTATCCATTGTAGTTACCTTATAAACAGTGGTATACTCAATAGGATCGCCTTGAAAACATAGACTAACCAGAGCTCCCATAAATATTGTCATTAAAAAAGAAGCAAATAAAGTAAAAAACCAAACAAAAGAATCTTTTAGACTAGAAAAGTTGCCATCCAAACCGATTAATATGGCGAAAATTAGAATAATCCAACCTAAGAATATAGCTAAGCAGGTTAACAAAAACGGACCTGTTTTAAATGCACTATATTCGCTTACATACTGATAAGAATCTAATATTATAACGCCAGGTAACATAATTTATTTAACCTCAATATAATCCATCTTTTTAGCGTAGCTGCTGGTTCCCCAAAGGTGCCACTCATTATTTAAGTCGTCTTTATATGTATCATACCAAGCATTCCATTGAAACTCGACTTTTTGCTCAGCAAGATCTAAAGCAATTTTAGCAAAATCATCATCGGGATTTTCTAAATAATTTATTCTTGCTTCGTAATATTCTGTTTTAATTTCCATATACCTGCTATATTCTTTTTCAACTTTACTTTGAGCTAATGTCAATGGAATCATAAGAATAACAGACAAAAGAAGAATTACGCTTGAAATAACAGCCATAACTGTCCCTAAAGTTTCTAAAGAGTAACTGTTATCATAAATAATTTTACCAATCAAAAAACCTGACCAACCTACAATTAAGCCGATTATCATAAACCATTCCCAGGTAATGATGTTCATTCTTGCGTACCTCCCAAATTAATAAATTCTATATTGTCATAAATAGAATTATCATAATGCACATTATACCATTTGTTGAAATTATATTTTCTAGCTGCTAAATCTTTATTTAACTCTGTGGCTAGTTTTACTAACTCAATTCTTTCAAGACCTGTTAAATCAGCATTTTCAAGGCTAGATTCGATAGTATATTTTTGAGCTTGATATTCTGCAACAAATTTTTTATCACCATTATCACTTATACCAATTCCAGCAAAAATAAAGCCAATGAAAAGAATAATATTTACTATAAGAGATATGTCAGCTTTTTTATCAGCTTTTGTTTCTTCTTCTAGATAATCTTCATAATTCGGGTGTATCACGTGATAGATAATTCCCATAGACATTAGGAAGAGCGTGGCAGCTAATAAAGCTGATAATAAAATATTAAGAATCATAATTAAAAAGGAATCCTCCGAAAATCATCTTCTACTAAACTTTTGTAATTTTGTAATACTTGCCGGCATTCTGAGTAAGATCCAATACATAAAAGCTCATTATTATCGGCTTCTGCTGCATAAACAGCATCAATCGCTGTGCATTTTAGAATATTAACAAAATGATTTTTACCTACATCGTATTGTTCAAGTGGAGCAAATTCTACAACTATTTTTTGAGTTGAGGTTAATGGAATTTGTTTACCATACCATTTTAATTCCCTTTCTTCTTCAAGTTCTTTAATTGTTCGTTTACTCTCTTGATACGCCCTGTATTCTGCAACAGCAAGTTCATCACATCGTTGATTGTGCTTGTTATCTGCATGGCCTTTAACCCATGTCCAGGTTACAGAATTAAATTTTCCTACAGCATTATCTAATCTATCCCATAAATCTGTATTCTTTTTCTTTTGCCACCCTTTAGTCATTGTATTAATAACATATTGACTATCAGTAATTATCTCTATATTATCTTCATTGAAAAAATGTTCCAATAAATATTCGAGAGCCTTCATTACTGCAGTAATTTCCATTCTATTATTTGTTGTTTGCTCTTCATAATCTGATATCTCAATATCGAATTTAGGAATTACAAATGCCCAACCACCAGGACCAGGATTACCACTACATGCACCATCACAATAAACTTTTAACATTACTCTGTAATCACTCCATTATATTTTTTAGGTTTGCCATCTGAATCATATAAAACGGTAATGCCACTAACTCCATAATCCGTACTGGCATTTTCCCAATAATGCATATACATAATTCTGGTTTCTCTATCTACGAGAATTGTTACTGCACCTAAATAAGGATCTTCGTAAGACTCAATGCAGGCAAACATTGAACCTTGCGTTGGTTGATATTCCTCATAATCTTTATTATTGCTATTGCAAGCTGTAAAACTAAAAATCGTTAAAAATGCTAACAAAGTGATTACTAATTTTTTCATTATAAAAAGTTACCTTTAATAAATTTTATATTTATATTATATAATCTTTTAATTAAGAAATCAACTAATTTAATAATGTCTTCCATCCCACTTTATGTAAATCCACATTACAATAAACACTATTAAAATAATAAATAGATTAAGCAGGAATCCACCCCAAAGCGGTGCCGTTACCCACCACCATGACCAATCAATTAAACCGACCAATTTAAAGACTAAGAAAACTATAAAGCAAGCTATTTCAGCAACATCTAGTAATCCTAATCCAGAATTGTTATTATTATCATATCTAGACATTTTCAATCACCTTCTCTCTATCTACTAAAATATATTGTCCAAACCAGTCGCCAGGTTGCTTTGGTATATACTTTATGTATTTCTTTTTTAATGTTTCTACAATTTTATCAAAACATTCTATGTAGCATTTATCTTCGCTGCATTCGTCATACGCTTTATCCCAATATTCGCAAGCAGGGCAAATAAAATTCTGACAGAAATCATGACACATTTCTCCAAAATTTTCTGAGTCAACACCATAATCTGGATCATAATAATCCCAGAGCTCATTAACTATAAATTGACATTCTAGATGAGCTATCCACTCATAAGCTACATCATCTTTCCAAAAGCTTCTATAATAACGCTGTCCCTTTTTAATTTTATCTCTACAATAATCACAGCAATATTCTTTTCTAGCTACAGGTTTTCTTGAACTTATTTGTTCCATAAGAGTTTTTCCTCAAAGAAAAGAGCAGTATACTATTTTACGCTATACTGCTCTTATTTTTATTCTATTAAATATGTATTTCTGGTTGTCCTTTTTGGTAGAAGAAGCATAAGACTTTACCGCCAATTCCTTCCATATCCATATTTTTAGAGCATTTAGCATCACCAGTAAAACCATTAATTTCACATCTACGGCATTTACTGCAAGGTTGGTTCTGAGGATTTTCAGGGCAAATTTCTTCGTGAAAAGCCATCATTTCCTCATTAACTAATGTTAAACCACAGTATTCGCAAGTATATGTTTTTACTTCTGTTACTTTCATGCGTTTTGCTCTTTAACTTCTTCTTTCGCTTCTACCTTTACTTTTTGATTTTCGCGCACTTTCTTGAGATCGATAACTTTATCTTCGGTTACCCAATCTTTGAAAAGCATAGAGACTTGCTCACCGCCAACCATGCGCTTCATAACACAAAGCATAAGACCAACTTCTTTGTTATATGTATCTGCTTTATCGCATTTAGCAGTGGTTTTCTTTCCATCAGACCAGAATACAACAGTAGCTGGATCATTGTAGATAACTTTGGTGATATAAACTTGCTTACCATTAATAATGAACATACCACCAAAATTAGGCTTCTTTTTCTTCAACACCGGCGTAAAGCCAAAAGCGCCACCAGAAACAGCATAAGGAGCAACAACAACAGTTCGATTTGACATAATATATACCTCTCAATATTTTAATTTATTTTGTTTTAATATTTAACATGATTTCATTTTTGCTAGGAATCTCAATTCCGAGAATTTCTTCATCTAAATAATATTCTGGAATATTTTCTTCCAAACCTACATACACTACATCTGATTTAGTGTAATCATAAAGCGTCACCTGCACATCATCAGGATAATCAATAAGACCAGTGATTTGTTTAACTTTCATTACTCGTTACCTCCAAAAGATGTAATATTTTCTACGCTAACGATAAAAGTATCAGTTCCAGTCTTGCTTCCTAAAGCAGCTTTAGTGATAAGACCATCAGCATAAAGCTTTTCAGCATCACATTCATACACTTCAGATCCAGTATCTACTACCATAATAGAAGAGATTTTCTTACCAGGAACCGGAAACGCTTGCAAATATTTTTTAGAAGAATCTTTTTTAGATTGCAAAAGACCTTTTCTATAATGCTCAAACCATGATTCTTTTTCGCCACGCTCAATACCTTGAACAGCTGCGAGAGCAGAGTAATTAACATCGGTACGAATAAGACCAGCAGATTTCTTGCTTATCTTTATACCGGCTTTTTTAGCTTTTGCGCTAGAAACTTCCCTTTCCCATGCGAGATTGATGAAAGATCCAGCTTTATAAGAATCAAGCTTTTCAAGTAATGTTTCAAGTTTCATATTTAACACCTCTTTCTTTTATTTACACTTATATTATAATATATTTCAAGAAAAAGATCAACTATTTACACCACAGAAATCTCATAAATTCGATAAATATTTGAGTCACTTTTATAATTAAAATCAGTAAATTTTTCAGGCTTATCAGATCTAGATTCTATAAATTTTTGAGCTTTTATCAAAGAATCATAACCTTCTTGAGAAACTTTTTCCCATGTATAATTAGCATGCTGTACAGTCACTATGTAAACTTTTTTCATATTTCACCTCAATCCATCTGATAATATACGCAAGATTTAAATCCTTGCTTCTCTAAAGCTTCTGAGAATTTTTCAGCCATAGTTGTTCTTCGATTTCCTTGACCATCTACAACACCATAGATGTGTATCCAATTTTTCCAAATTCCAATGGTTTCGATTTCACAACGGATAAGCGCTTTTTCAAAAGCTTCTAAAATTTGCTTTTTTGTCATTCCATCAGGCTTAAATAAAAGCGGATGATCGAAGTTAGCTGTACCATCATCAAGCTCATCTTTAAAAAATGATGCGACAGCTTTTGCTGTACAAAGTGCTGTTTTAAGTTTTTCAATTTTATCTTCCATAAAATAAAAACCTCATATCAAATTTATAAATATATTATATAATAAAAAAGAAAAAAGATCAACTGTTTTTATAGCTGATCTTTTATTATTCTCGCTTTATTTTTTCTTTAATAAATTTATTTTAACATATTTGTTAATAAATATATTTTTATGAAAGATTTATATAGAGATTTATAGGAATAAAAGATAAAAATAGCTATTACTCAATTATCACTTCTTTAGCTATAGAAAGTTTAGCTGTATTTCTGGGATTAGCAGCGTCTAATTGATTTTTAACTTGAGCTAGAGCAGCTTCCTCAGATGGTGCATTAACTTCTACTATTCTCATTTCTTCTATTACTACAAAATAACTCATTCTAATTCCTCAATGTTTATTTCAGCATCTTCGTCAAGCTCGCATAACAATTCAATTAATTTGGTTCGAATTTCTTTTGAGTTAAATTGCTCATTATCACCATACTCAAGCTTAAAATATTGAATAAAGCTGGCTAAACGTTCAAGACAGTTATGAAACCCTTCTGCTTTACCTGATTTCTCACCATCATCATATCCTTCCGAATAGCCGTCTTCTTTACCTTGATCGTAAGACTCATCATTAGCATTATCAATATCTTGTTGTGTATACTCATAATCATCGTATCTATGTAAAATTTCACTTACATAATTATCTAAATCATAACGTAACACATGCTCTGGATAATTTCTAGTTTTAGCTTCTTCTATTATAGATAAAATCTTTTCTACATCATAATCGTTTATATAAGCCATATTATTTATCCTCATCACAGGTTATAAATTTTTCATACTGATCTTCGAAGATAACAGGAAATACTTCATAGAATTGAGTCAAAAGCTTTTTAGCGATTTCTCTAATCTGAAAATGTGCAGATTGAGTACAACGCATTTCAAAATAATGACGCCAGTTTTTCAAATTTGTGGTCATCCAAATATCTGATTTAACATCAAGTGGGAGAACACCTCTAACTTTATCTGTGGTGTATCCTTTTTCAAGCAATTTCAAATAAGCTTTTTCTGAAGCTTCTACTGCTGCTAACCAATCTTCGTCTTCACTGAGTCCTTCAAATGGTTCTACAACATGGATTTCATTACCATATTTATCTTTACTAAAATTACAATAACGTGTGCTTGAAATTGAGTATGAAGCGAGTCTATGTCTAACAGTTTCTGTTTCAATAGCTTTATTTGTAGTTATAAAAGCAGACACTGAGCAATGCTCGATAACTGAGTAATGACCGCGTTTCATTATCATTTTTAGAAATTTTATGTAACTATCTTCTGTAATAAGATCTGTACTACGATAGCAATTTCTTCCTTTTTTCTCAATAGCTTTCATAGCTTTAACACCCATTTCTGGGGTAAGCTTATCACCATACATGTCCTCAATATAACAATCCTACTTATGAATTACCATCAATCGCCTCCAATCCAGCTTCATAAATTTTTGTAATGTGTGCATCCCATTTATTATAGATATTAGCATCTTCATTGCTATTTAACAGCTCATAAAGATGCGAAGTCTTGAAATGCTCGGTTTTCTTAACATCTGAGAAGAAAATCTCTCTACACTCATTACTAATACATACAGAGTTTTGTTTATTATAATTATCAGACTTACCCTTTCTTTTACAAATTTTTATGATTTGTTTGCTAGGAATTCTAAGCAATCTAGATGTTCCAATCATAAGTGATGGATAAGAAGGTTTCTTTACTGGCTTATCAGCTTTAGTTGCTAATGCGTCAGAAATTTCTTCTTGCAATGCTTCTTCTTCGCTAAATCTAGCTTCTTGCTTTTCAACAAACAATTTCCTTCTAGATAGTATTTTATCAAATTCTTTGCAGATTTTAGCATTTTCATCATCATATTTAACAAACATAATATCGCGCTTATCTGCTAAACGCTCTACCCAATCATTTGTAGCTTTACTTAATCGATAAAATTCCCCAACCCTCAACTCATAAATAACTTCTAAAGCATCATCTCTCAAAGTTGTGTTTTGACCAATTGCTATGTAATTATTTTTCAGTTTTTGTGCTATCATGTTTTTCCCATTCCTCCGTTAAATCTATAAATATATCTTCTCTTAAATCAAATTTGCTTTTGCATTCTGGACATGTCACACAAAATGTTTTGATAGCACCATAATTAGCTTTTGAGGTTAAAGCACCTAAAAATAAACTAGTTATATCAAGCTCTTTATTCGATTCTTTATCAATAAGTTTATTCTTAGGTTCACAATCTGCTTGAGTAAACTCAAACACACAATCACAAATTTCACAGGTCGCTCTTTCCTTATGTACAACATGCTTATTTCCGTGCTTAATTACTTTCATTATATTTCTCTTCTAACCACTTATAAAACTTAAATATACCTAGATTATCTAAATCAGTAAATCCAGCTTCTTTAGCTTCTTCTTCAAACTTTTTAAGTGGGTCTCTATCTGACTGTAATTTAGATGCTTTCATGAGTAACACCTCACTCAAGCATTGAAACATTATATTATCTACAACTAAAGCAAAATTTTTATTATCTAATGTATTTAAGTACTCACGATTCGTCATCACATTTCTCCAAATAGTCTTGAAATGGCTCTAAAATATTTCCTCTTCTATCTATAATTCCTAACTCTACTAACAGTTTATGCGAATACCATTTAACATCATTATATTTACAGTTATCACACCAACCAAACGTACCACGATTATCACAATCTTTCAATTGTGGAATTTCACCATTAAAGATATTTTCTTTAGGATAATATTTGCAATGTTCAGCTGGTTCACCAAATCTATATTCGATATAACCTTTATAATCAGTATTATAAGAGCCGCACGATTCTTCTTTTATTTCACCATCTTCCGCCCACTCTATAAAATAACATTGACCATAATCATCTAAACCAACAGATATTAATTTATCGCCTACTGCAAAATTTGTAACAAATTCTTCTTTTTTCATAATCGATTTTTCTCTAAAAGTTCTCGCATTCTAAATATTGGTATATCTAAGTTTAATGCTATATGTAATCGCATGCTTAAATCAGCTGGATTTTCATCGAAGCTAACTGACACTTCTTTTTTCATAGCAGTAGCAAGTTCTTCTGGTTTCAAATCAGTTTTAGCTAGTATATTACTAAATATATCTCTATAAGCATGAAAGCAAGATTCTATATGTTTAAGATCTTGATATTCTCGCATAGATATATCTACTCGATCTTTTACTTCTAACTGCTCTTGCAATAACTCATTTGTTTTGCTTTGCTCTCTAGCTAAACCTCTAGTGGCCGAAGCATTATTATTTTGCGCACTAGCGATGTTCTATAAAGCTAATATTTTTAATGCATTACTTTTCAGCATGTTCCACCTCCAATTTCCAACCACTAGGGTAACTAATAGTCATTTGCATACAAAATCTATAGATAGGACATGATTCGCAATCTCTATTTTGTTTTTGATGTTTCAAGCAAATATCGTGAATTTCTTTTACTGTAGTATTTTCAGTTACTTTCACTCTTTTCTTCCTTCTTTATTTCTAAATCTGCTACTACACTTAACGCATAAAAGATAAGATAAAAATGTGGTGAGATAACTTCCCCAGCATAGTATAAAGAATAGTCATCATCAAACAATGGATTAGCGTCATCAAGGTCTCTCAATCGATTAATTAAATCAAACTGGTCTGATGATGAGTCTAAAACAGCTGCGATTTGTTCTAACATATCTTGATTATATTCTTTTTGAGTCTCTAAACCCCAAATACTGTTATAATAAATATAATCACACTCGAACAAATCTTTTATTACTGGCTTATCTTCTTCTAATACTTCCTCTTCCCACCAACTGCTATTAAATAAGTGATCTAAAATAGCTTTTCTAGCTTTCGTAGCGTTAAATTCTTTTCCAGCTCCCAAAATAGCTGTTTGATCAAGTTTCTCAAACATATAGCTAGGCGAGTTGTATGGAAGATTTCTTACGCTAGGTTTCCAGGTGCAATCAAAAGAAAATGAGCCATGATCACCATACCAATGCATATAATTTCTATCACATAAGCAATATATAGGTGAGTGATCATTTAACCAAATTTCAATTCGCTCTAAATCACCAAATTTTTCAATCTTATAATCTAGATTATCTAAATTTAATCCAGGATAATACTCTTTACAAATTTCAAATAAATTAATGTTTCCTAACATAATATTTACCTGCTTCGTACATCGGATTATAATCTGATAAATCTATAATCTGTTCTGGAACCTCTTCTAAGGTACTTTCATCCACTCTATAATCTACGTAGTTTATCATTATTTCTAAATTATCCGCATCAAATGTAGTGTAATAATTTCTCAAATAATACTCGCCAGTACTAACTAAGGTCCCATCACTATCTTTTATAGCGTTTGTGTATAACTCCCCTTTAACTTCTTCTACGAATGGAAGAGCTGATGGCTTAGCTTTGTAGTATTTTTCCATACTTATATTTCCTTGTAAAATGGATCTGTTGTTTCATTATAAATATCCATTGGCTCACTACAATTATACCAACAGTATTCGACTAAACGCACATCATCCATATTTACGTTTGGAATAAGTTGTTGGAATGTTCCTAAATACTTATCTTTCTCTCTTTTTGATAGAGCTCTAGATTTAGCAAAATCACCTGCGTCAGCACCATAGTCGCTTTCAAGAACATAATCTAAGTAATGCTTTCCATTATCTGTTCCTACAACCTCAAAAAACTTCTCATCTACCCCATATCTTCTATTAAAAGCAGCAGGATTTTCGCTCTCAATTTTATATGGATCTTCCTCATAACCATATTTTTCAAGGGGTAATCTTAATGCTTTATTTCTTTCATAATCACTCATAATAAGCCTCCAATATCATAAAAGTATACAGGAATATGTACTGTATACTTTATTTTATATTAATTTTCTTCTTGATAAGCTGTTAAATAAACAAATTTATCTACATAATCTCTATCTTCTGTAAAAATAGGAATAGCTCTATCAATAAACCATTTTCTAGTTTCAGAGTCTCTAACACAGCATGCACCGCGTTTTTTCCAAATCTCTAAATCGTTCCAATTAACATCTTTCTCAAGCATCATTTTATCTTGCAATTGAGAAAGATTTAAACCTTGCAAATCCTTATGTGAAAAAAGCGACCTAGCTAGCATCTGCACACTATTTTTACTTGCATCATTTTGACGCCAAATAAAATAATTGCAAACTTCTTCTTTAGTAATGTTAAAACATCTAGCATCGAAGCTACCCATAAGTGGATTAAGATTTTTATCGAGATATTTCAATGGATCGATACCTAATTTTGCTTGCTGCACAATTAATTTTTGAAAATTTCTATTAAAGTACATAGTAGCTACACCAGCCATAACTGAGCTTATCTTTTGCACAGCGTAATCAAAAAATGCTTCTGTTTGTTTAGTAGCATAATCTTGCAATAAAATAGAGATTTCATCACTTTGTACATAACCAAAAACAACACCAGGTGTTTCCTTGCAAATATCTTCTAAAGTCATCTGCATAGCCATACCAAAGATAGTATCAAACGGCTTTTCAAATTTTTTAGTTAAAGTGTGAAACGCTCGTACATCAATTCTAACGATAACTGGTGTACGTCTCAATAAATATGTTTTAGCTCTATTTTCATAGTTTGATTTGATTCTATCACCCAATTCGTCTTTAATCATGTGTTATTGATTCTCCTCATAAGACTTTCTGAAAACTCATCTTTTGATGACTTTCTACACTCAGGACACTCAACCATGAGAGTTGCGTTTCCTTTATCATCAAATACATTATACGTATTAAATTCCTGGTCATATATGAAAATAGTATCACAATGTGGACATACTTTATATCTAATATTATCTGTTAATATACATTTCATATTTAGTCCTCAACATCATAATAAGGTCCAGAAAATGGGCTTGGAAGAATATCATCATCCACATCATAATTATAGTCTTTTTCAATCTTATGACAGACTTCCATTGCAGCGTTTACAACTTCTTCCGCAGTCATATTTTCATAATCGCAAGCTCTAGTCCAATCAGCGAAATAAAATCTTATTAAAACATCGTAAAGGACTTTTTCTTGAATTTCTCGCTTATACTGATCAAATAATTTTTTAAATTTCTCATCTATAGGTAATGCGTCAAATAATACTTTATCGTTCATCTTTTAAATCCAGATCTATAGTAAATTTTTTAGCTAACTCAGCCAGTTTATAATCAGCAATAGTGAAATATACGACACGCTCAGTCTCATCACAGTCGCCGATTTCCTCAGCTTTTTTATCTGCTTCTATCAGAACATCTCTAATAAAAAATCTAAGTTTTTGAGTTAAAGCATTTGCGATATCTGCTTCAACTGTTTGAAATTGTAATTGCAAATCTTTTCTAGCATTTTCGCTTCTCAACTCAATATTTTCTTTTTGTAGCTTAGCAGCTTTTTCCTTAATCACATTATTTGCATCTTTGTATAAACGATACTTTTCTTCAAGATTATCAAAATCATTTTTCAACTTAGTATAACTCTCTGCTAGTACATCATGCATACTCTTCCAATGGTCGCTTTCAATAACATGTTTACCAGACTGTTCAGTCAATCTTTTAACTTCGACTTTCAGTTGTTCATTTTCTTTTTGTATTCCTTGATACCCGCTAATATAAACTTCTTGATCAGATACATAGCCATTAATTTGTCTTTTTTGGTCAGCTACGATTTCTTCTAACTGATTGATTTTGCTATCTGCACCAGCCAACTCACACTTTAAAGCATAAATATAATTAAGAATATGACCATAAGTTAATGTTTTAGCTTGATTAGCAAGTATTAAACTAGTAATTTTATACTCAGCGTTATTTTTGAGGTATTCTTCGATTTCGTAAGGCTCAAATTTTACATTATCCATATAATTAATTCTCCACTTTTTGAGCTAGTCTCTTCACTTCTGCAAAACAATTTTCATAATCATTAATGGCATATAAACGATGTTCCCCGAGTGTTCTATAAACAACTTTTGTGTTATCCATAGGATTAATAGTACCAATCGTATATAAATAAAGCTTTCTAGCTTCTATGTATTCAATATCAGTCACAAAACCAGCCATAACATTTCCATATCTATAAGAATACTTTGTTGAGTATGTCTCACCATAAACATTGGGAAATAAAACAGCTTGGCCAATTTTAGCGTCATTTAACATAACTTACCTCAATATCAGGGAAATATTTTTCAAGAAAATGTTTATCATGCACCCCACTCACCCCAGAGAACTTTTTAATATTAAATTGATCGGCGATTTTCCGCAATTTTCTCCAAGCAGTTTCAGAACAAGCTTCCCTAGCATATAACTCAATAAGCGTCTTCCCCTGCATATTATCCCATATATAATCAAAATATGTCATGTTATCATAGCAATCATGTTTTCTGCATGCGAGACGTTTAACATCTACATAGATATTTTCATCATACCAGAACTCGAAACCACTTGATATGTCCTCAATAGCATTTCTATCGATAAGATTATTATCAAACAGCTTCTTAAACACTTGATATTCATCCCCATCTACCTGAATTGTAATTCTAGGATCAAAAACAACATCTTCGAAAGATAAATTTTTTCTCTTTATAAATGCATAAACATTTTCGCCGCTATCATTTGTTAAAGACGTATCTGGATAATTTTTCTCACCAGCAAATCCTTCGTGATAATATTGCACATTCTCACATCCAGTCGCTTTTTTAATGAGCGCGTCAAATTTATCTTTAGCTTCTGGTTCGATATAATACTCGAAAGCTTCAGATCCTTTTCTATCCTTATGATAATTATATCTAACAAATAACCCTACCAAATAACGCAATTTATCAATTGGTCTATCTAAAATCCTAAATGGAGCTCTATGAAATTCGGAATCATCACTAGAAAATTGAAGTAGATGGAATGTATTAGTTTTTTTATCTACATTATAACCATTACCTAAAGTTAAATCCCAATCGTCGTAGCTATTTCTAAATTCTTTAGCAATACAAATAGAATGCATTGAGCTTGAATTCGTTTCAAAACAACCTTTTCTAATACTAAGCATAATCGTATATCACCTCACATAATCACATTATTTTGTATATTTAGAATTGCTTTCTTTATAAGTTGCGCATAATCAAAAGGAATAAACTGATCTTTATTAAAATGAATTATATAGCTATAATCACCATTTATCTTTTGCTCTTCGAGACTGACATATGTTAACAAATGTTTCAATAAAGATTCTTTTTCACTATCTGATAACTTAGTGTTTAACATAATTTATTTATCCTCAATATTTCTTTTCTCACAGCAACCCTTGCAGTTACAATCTTTGCATACCCACCTCTCAAAAAGCCAATCTGCAAACATTCTAATAGGTATGCATGCAATCATTATACCTACAGCGATTAATATTCCTAACATTTCTTCTCTACTCATGTTTAACCCCATTTTATTAAATTAATCTTACACCACATCTTGGACAATAATCGCAGCCAGTGACTTCTTTTCCACAAACTGCGCACTCATATCTTTTTATTCCATCTGTAGTAGAATTATATTTAGGGTTAACTCGCTCATTTTTATATTTAGCATGAATTGTGCAAGCTAATTCCCAACATTTTTCATCCCAAACATCTGGATAAATAGAAAGCTCATCTTTAATCGTTTTATAAATATCTACAACATCTATTCTTGTCATAATTACCATTCCTTGCTAGAGACTAGGGGTGGAAGCTTCGATAAAAATTTGAGCTTATCAATGCTGTTTTGAGTTTCAGAAATTGTTTCTTCTAAATTCTTAATAAACGTATCAGCACAAATCAGATTGCATAAATCCCAATCTTCTCCAGAATCATATTCTACGATCAATTGCTTACCTGCGTATTTTGAAAAGTCCTTCTCATAGATATTAAAGCTGCTACATAAATTAAATCTAAGATAATAAATTATATAATACCAATCATCTGGATCATTACACTTAAATGTATCATAAATATTATCCATAAACACTAACTCTTGCACGTATGTTTCATAAATATCCTTAGCTTCGTGCAGTTTGCATCTGTGTTCAGTATCAAAAGTCTTACCATCAAAGCTTTCATATAAAATTTTGGTTTGAGTTTCTGTTGACTTGATTATTCTCATAATTACACCTTCGCTATATTATCTAAAGGATATGTTTCCTCAATAACATCATTATATTCAGTAATTTCAATTTCAACAATTGCATGGGTACTGGAAATAGCCTTTATTGTACCAAATCTACACCCAGGTACAACAACTAAATCGCCAACATTTAAGTCTTTCATATTTCACCTCAAGTTCTTTCTTTAAGTTTTACACTACAGTGAGGGCAACGAAGTGGGTAAGAATACTTACCAACTCTACCACCACATTTTATGCAATTAAAATATTTCCAATTTGCATATTCGTCCCAATCATTTTCAGCTTTTGGCTCATATATAGGCTCTTTCTTTTTAGACATAATCTTTAATCTCTCTGCTATCACTCTGTCTCTGTTGCTTATTTGTAAGCTTTTTCTTATTAGGAACAACCCTGGTTCTCAAAACATTACCATGACGTACTCGCTCAAGTCTTTGTTCAGGTGTTTCTTTTTTAATATCTATTTTAGGTATTTTGAGTACAATTTTGTTTTTCATTATTAAACCCTTAATATTTTATTCGCAAATATATTATATAATAAATTTAAAAATAAATCAACTAAAAATACCACAGGTTCTTAATTTCCTGTGGTATTATCTATAAATGTATTAAATTTATCTAAAGCTTTTTGTTTATTTTTATTAGGCTTACCCTTTATCGATACCTCTAAATGCTTTTCAAAAAGATGTTTTATTTCTTTTTGTGCTTTTTTATAACCATAAGCAACTCCATCTCGATAACCCTTACTGGATTTATTAGGGTTTATACCAAACTTTCCTGGACCCTAACTTCCGCTAGTAGTGTTTCTAAGTTGATATCCTTCATTAGCCCATTTTTTGCAATAGAATAATTCTTTTTCATCTAATACATCTTCATTGCAATATTCAGCTATAGTTACTTTATATCCAGTTAGATTTTCTTCGGAATACAATCCATGTTTACGAATACTTAAATCTATATGCTGATCGTAGCCCTTGAGATGCTAAATTATTCTATTTCTACAATTTATAGACTAGCCAACATAAGCGAACTTAAAACCTTCCTACTCTCTGTAAAAGATGTATATTCCAGATTTTTCTTCTATATTTTTATCTATAAGATTATAATCTAAAAACATCAATCTGTTTTCTCTCTTACAACTAATATTTTATCTTCCTGTCGAACAATCTCGTACTCATCTCTTTCTTCATAGACATAAAATTTTTCTGCTTCTACATGGTAGTAATTTTCATAGTGTGGGGTACCTACATATGGAACTGTTGCAATAAAATAACCTAATACACAGATTATTAGACTCATCATAACAGTGCAGCCTAAACTTGTTAAAAGCATATTCATTTTCTTCAAAAAAAGATTTTTGAATGCGAACACAAATGATAAAAAGCCTAAAATGGAGATGCCTACAACAAAAATCCAAAAGAAGGTCCAGTTAGGATCTACAAAAATTAGATGCTGTTCAGTTTTTAATATAATATCTTCAAACATAGTTCACCTCAATCGTTCATATTAAAAGCGTTGTTTTTACGTACTGCAAATTCTAAATCCTTCAAACCCCTACAATTAGCTATTACTTCAAGAACTTCTTCATCTATATCCATGAAACTTTTCATAAGTTCTTGCCAGCTTATATACCCAGTAAAGTATGCAGCAAGGTCAGATGCATCTAACTTATCTTCCCACACAGCAGCAAATAGAACTTTATATTTTTTACCAAAATATCTAACAGTTTCTACTTCGTACTTTTTTGGTTTGTAGTTGCTATTAGGACTATTGAAGTATTCATAATCACCATGTAACTGGAGGATACCAGTGGTATTTAATTGCATACGCTCTCTATTCCAACAAATCTTAATTCTTATAGCGTGCTGAATATCACCTTTTGTGGAGATATAAAAAGAAAAATCAATGTCTTCAACCTTAACAGATTTTCCCCGAACATTAGCCATCTCCAGTAAAAAGCGTTCATGTTCTTCTGGTGTTTCTAAATCTTCAAGCACATTAAAATCTTCTTCTAAGTTTTCCATAATTAATTGTTTCCCAAAAGTTTTCTTGCACAATAAACACCCATAACCGATGCCATCATAAGACCTCTAGTCCAACCACTGCTGTCACCTAAACAGTGTAGACCGATAACCGATGTATTTAAGTTTTTATCCATCTCTACTTTATTACTGTAAAACTTTAATTCTGGACTGTATAAGAGAGTCTCATCACTCGCAAAACCTGGAACAACCTCATCTAACTGTTTAATAAAGTTTATAATGTTAGTCATGGCTCTATAAGGCATCGCAGCAGTAATATCACCAGCAATAGCATCAGGAAGAGTGGGTTTAACATTACTTCTATTTAATTCTTTTTGCCAGGTTCGCTTACCATTGAGAATATCACCAAATCTTTGCACCAAAATGTGTCCATCACCGAGCATATTTGTCAGCTGACCTACCATCTTAGCATATTCGATAGGTTGATTAAATGGTGTAGTAAAATTGTGTGAGCAGAGAATCGCTAGATTAGTATTTGTTGATTTAGTATTTTTAAAAGAATGGCCGTTTACTACTGCTAAACCTTCGTCATAATTTTCTTGAGCAACAAACCCACCTGGATTTTGACAGAAAGTTCTTACTTTATTTCTAAATGGATTAGGGTAACCAATCAATTTTCCTTCATATAAATTTTTATTGATAGTTTCCATAATTTCATTTCTACACTCAACACGGACACCAATATCTACAGTACCTGGTAAGTGTGCAATATTATGTTTTCTGCAGCATTCTTCTAACCACGCTGCCCCTCTTCGACCTGTAGCTACAATTACCTTATCAGCATAATGTTTAGTCTCGGTGATAAAGCGTTTATCGGTAATTACACCTACACATCTATTGTTTTCAATAATCAAATCGTCTACTTCAACTCGATCTATAATCTCAACACCATTCTCAATAAGATATTGTTGGATATTATAGTAAACTTTATGAGCTTCTTCTGTACCTAAATGCCGCACTGGACAATCCACCAGTTTCAAACCAGCTTTAATCGCTCTTCTTCTAATCTCAGTAACTTCTGGATTATCTAAATTTAAACCTTCTATAGTTTCGCTAGCACCAAAATCCAAATAGATATTATCAGTATATTTGATCAATTCTTCTACTTTATCGTAGCCAATAAGTTCAGGAAAATCTCCACCAACTTCCGGACTTAAAGATAACTTACCATCAGAAAAAGCTCCTGCACCACTAATACCTGTAGTGATGTTGCATGGATTACAGTTAACACATTTTTTCATCTTATCTTTAGGACAATGTCTATTCTGAACTAACTTACCCTTTTCGAAAATGGTAATTTGACCCCCAAAGTTGTTTTTAATTAGTTCTAATGCGGTAAACAGACCTGCTGGACCTCCGCCTACAATAATAATTTTACTCATCTATTACCTCTATATTTAGATTATTATCTTCTTGAGCAATATTTCTTTTTGAGCTCAATATCTCTTCTGCTCGATAAACTGCAGAATAGAAATTATCTTTTGCTTCTTCGCAAGCTTTTCTTATAGCTGCTAAGTCATTGCTACTAACAGTTGATAATATTTCAGGTTGGTTTCCGCCCTGTCTATACACTATAATTTTTCCAGGTGCTAAGCCTTCTTCTGATAACTCATCGCAATCTACAGAGCCATCTTCTACTAATAAAAGTGGGCTAGTAAATCTAACTAACAGATTAGTATAACTGTTCATGAGCAAGTTGTATTGGCGTTGATACGGTATAAGGTCATCGACTAACCCATATCTTCCAAAAATCTGATCTTCTGGTATATTATAGCTAAATAACCAACGGTGGATAACTGGTTTCATAAGATTATAAACAGAATGTTGCTCCCAATAAAATCTATTATCACAACGCACAGGTTGATTTGAGAAATCGTTCCACATAACAAATTGATCGCCAGCAACAAAATCTTTTTGATATTGCTCATATGTAATATTTGTTTTTTCTTCTAACATATATGTACCTCTTGCTTATATTATATAATTTATTATAAGTAATTTCAACTATTTTTTACCGTAGATCTATCAATTCTCTCTATTTCTGTATTTAAGTACTCAATAGCTTTTCTTAAATTTTCAATCGCTTTATATTTAGCATCAATAGAAGCATTATTTGAAAGATCGCATTTACTTATATACTGTATAGCATTACCTAAACAGTAATTTAAGTTTTTATCTAAAATATAATCTATGCATTCTATGTTATCTTGACTATCATCTCCGGCGTCTTTATCTGAGCTAGTTGTCATGGTAAACCCAGGTAATATATCCGAATCATGCGCTAAAGACATTTGGCAAGCATCGCTTATTTTTCTATCTATATATTCTTTAAGCTCTCTATTTGTCATTTCAGTTTCTAAATCATCCATTCGCATAGAATCATCGTAATATTTATCCACTTAAATAGTCCTCCACATAATATTATACAAAATAAAAGACCCCTAAATGCAGGGGTCTTAAAAATTACTTTCCAGTTATTCTTATTATATTTTGATTTCTAGAGCCTCTAAACTCTAAGGATATATCTTTTTCCTCTTCTATAAATGGTCCATCTACTAATACATCTACGCAAGAGTGTATCATTTCTAACTGCTCTACAGATAGACTCTCATAAGTGTATCCAGTATATAACCAAATAATAATTTTAGGAAATTTTTCTCTGACTTCTTCTAGTAAATTTTTGACAGCTATAAAGTTGCACGGCATAAGTGGGTGACCACCAGAAAGTGTTAACCGTTTTATTTCAGGTCTTTCTAACTCTGAAAATAATTTTTGTTTAGCATTTTCATCAAAAGGCTTACCGAAATTTGGATCCCAGGTTTCTTTATTATGACAACCTGGACATTGGACATCACAACCAGATATCCAAAGAACTACACCAATACCCTCACCATTGCAAACATCACAGGTCGTAATGTCACAAATATTCATTAAGCATTATCCTCGCTATCTTTTAATACAGAAATACCTGTATGTTTTACCCTAGCTTCGGTTTCTTTCTGCTTACCATAATTGAAAGAATCTTTATAGGAACCTGTCAAATAACCTGTCACACGTCTCAATCGCTGTATTTTTGTACTACCGCATTTAGGACAAATATCTTCTGTAATTTCTGCTTGATAGCCACAACTCATACATTGATCTACCGGTACATTAATCGCATAGTACGGGATATCATGATCCATAGCAAAATTAACTAAATCTTCTAAAGCATCTATGTTTTTTGCTACAGATGCATCTAACTCAGTATATGTTATACAACCAGCTGAACTATATCCAGTAAGCTCACTTTCAATTCTTATTTTTTCAAAAGCATCTATTTCTTCCCAAACTGGTACGTGGATAGAATTTGTAAAATACTCATGATCTGAAACTTTAGGAATAACACCATAAGCTTCTACAAATTTATTCATTGCAGTATAACAAAGATTCTCAGCTGGTGTGTAATATACGCCAAAATTAAGCTTATATGTTTCTTTATACTCAGCACATTTTTGTTTATATAAGGAACAAATTCTCTTTGCTAGTTTCATTCCTTCTGGTTTAGTATGATTACAACCAACTAATAATTCTAAAGTCTCAGCCATACCTAACATACCGATAGCTAAAGTACCATGTTTTAATGCTGATCTAATTCCTTCTTTCGGAATGTAACCTTCCATAGTTCCATTTTCATACATAAATTTTGCAGAATCTGATGATTGACTTGAAATCCATTCGAATCTATCAATTAAAGAATCTTTCGCTTCTTCTAACTTAATTCTCAAAAGGCGCATAAATTTCTTAACATCTTTCTCTGCTTCCATAGCTAATGTTGGAAGAATTATAGTAGTAGGTGCTATGTTTCCTCTACCGTCTTTTAGTTGAGCAAAGCCGTTTATATCATAACCATTCGCTGTTCTACACATTTTATCTAACATTACTGTTAGCACTGACTATATCTTCTACTTTTATTATAAGTAGTCTTCCGCTTCGGATTGGTGCTTATCTCCAATCCTACTTCCTTAAACTCATCAGGAATAGTCGATACACTTTCAGTTGAGAATAGATATTCTATAATTATTTACAATAATATCATGTTTAATAATTGCTAACTCAACATTTAGAAATTTTGCTGCTTTACTTTTACTATTAAAAGTATATACCTCTTTTGTTTCTAAATTTAAAAGCTAAACTTTTATTCCTTTTCTAGTAGATGGATCAAAATTCTCATATTCTAAAAGAAATTGATCATCTTCCCAAGCAAAAGCCCAGGTATTTTTATATAGGTAATTGTAACCACAACAGCGTTTTCTTATAAAACCAGTTACATATGTACCAAAAAACCTAGCACATTCCGCGGTCGAACCAAAATGAAATTCTTCTCCGCTTTTTGTGTTTTTACATTTAACACCTTTTGACATACCATTTTTAGAACCAGAATTTGCTTTTGAGATTTTACGTTTTATTTTCTGCATTTCTTCAATACTTTTAAATTTATATGTATTTCCGCCGCATTTATTTTTATTATTTGTCTCATTATAACCAATATCTGGCTTAAAGCTTTCATAAAAATTTATCCAATAATACTCTTTTTCAGTTAAATCTTCTTGATTTTCAGCAAAATCTATATCTTCTAAAATAAAGTTTTCTGGACCATATTTTCTTATAGCTCTAGCTAAATGCGTATCTAAATCATTTGTTAAGGCACCTTTAACATGATGTTCGAAACGTCTTCTAGATGTATTTTTTGTTTGACCTATATAAATTTTATTATTTTTTAAACATGTTATTTTGTATATAACCAAATCTATCCTCACCCGCTTAGCACGGTCTCATCCAGGATGTCTGGACCTAACCGTTAGCAAAATATTATCAATAAATTTAGCATAACCTTTAATTAAAAATATTTAAGGTTCTACCCATTTAGTAATATTAAACACCCTCGAGCGAGGTTCAAAAGATTTTAGATGAGCTGTAGTTTACGCTTACCCATCGTTGAAAAATATGTTTTAGGATCTTTTGGATCATATCCAGCATTACCACTCCAATCTACATTAGCATAGTTGGGGTATAATCTCTCAGCAGTTGATTTTAATGCTAGCCTAAATAAATCATAATTAGGATCACCCTTTTTACGGTTAACACCCTTCATGCATTGAAATATAACACATGGGAAGATAGATGTTTTATGAAACTTACCTAAACCCTGTCTACACACAGTAAGAATTTCTTTACTGACTAACCGCCCTTCTTCTTGCGTACATGTTCCTAAATTAATGCTGGTGAAAGGAAGTTGGCAGCCAGATCTACTTTGCAATGTATTTAAGTTATGATATAAAGCTTCTACTGCTTGATGGGTTTCTTTTTTAGTCATTTTCATAGCATATCTATAAACTCTTCTAAATCTTTTTAAGTTTATAGTAGCATCATCGAAAGGTAATTCTTTTGGTGGTTGATAGTTTCTAGTATCCTTAAACAATTTCCACCACTTGAAAGGTAATTCTTCCATACCATCTTTAAAATGTTTTGCAAAAGATTTTCTCACATATGGAACCATCGTCCAATCTAGATGTGTTGCACTTACTCCACCGAATTGTTGTAAACTTTGTAATTGGAATATAACAGCAACTAACTGCATGCCTGTATTAACACTATTTGCAGGTCTAACATCAGTTTGTCTAGTATTAAAGCCTTTAGCTAATAGCTTATCAAAAGGAATACTTAAACAGTTATGACTTCCAACAGCATAAGAATCGAGGTCATGTATATAAACCTCATTATTGAGATGATTCTCTCTAGTTTTGGGTGATACACAATAATCTAAAGCAAACTGTTTCATTATTAAAGATGATGTTTCACCAATTCTACCACCAAAAGATTTTTCATCTAAGTTAGCATTTTGATTTTGGATATCTTTGCATGCTACTTTATTCGCAATAGCATCCATCATCTTAGAATATTTATCTCTAGCTAATTCTTTCGTATATCTATGTTTTATATATGATTTAGCTAACTCATATTTATTTATTTTAATGAGATAATCTTCCACTGCATCCTGGATATCATCTATAGTAAACATAGTTGCATTTTCTTCTGCTAGCTTCTCGATCTTCTCAGCTATATTGTTTATTATAGTTTTAGATATTCGATACTCTTCTAAAACTGTTTCATTAGCTTTTTCTAAAACAATTTTTATTTTTTCTTTGTCAAATTTTTCACGCTTACCGCTTCTTTTTACTATAAACATATTACTCCCTCTATATGGAAAAGGACTAACTATTCTTAAGTAAATAGTTTATCCACACATAGTTTGTTATACATTATCTTAAAGATAAACCATATAGATCTACAACATCTTGATCACTATCTTCTGCATGAATTTTTATCAGCTCAATATAATCATTATAATTTTCTACTATAGCTTCTTTTGTTGCTATAAGCCATTCTTGCTTATATTTTCTAGTCTGATAAATATCATTTATTTGTGGTATCAAGAAATTTTGTACCCCATCTGTAAAAATTGGTCCACCTAGATAATCGCGTCTTAATCTATAAATTTTCATATGCAACATTAAATGCTCTAACATGTTACAGTATGTTAGATGATCACTTAATTGATATTCGAAAGGGTATTTTAAGGCTAATTCTTGAGTGCTTAAGCTATGACATGTCCAGTCATTTGGATTCCACTCATAATCATGATGCACGTAAAGTCCTTCTTTAGCTCTTTTTATTTTGTTATTTGTAGATTTGCAACTCTCAGTAAGAAAATAATTTCCTTGAGGTAATCCGTATTTATTTTTTAGGAAGTTGAGTTGGTCATCATAAGATAAATTATACTGGTGCCATAATTCCTTACTATCCATATATCACAACCCCATGCTAAAAAGATCTAAAGACATAGTGTTCATTTTTTGAATTTTATCTTGCTTATCTAACTCGTAGTATATTACTAACCAGCCTTTTTCTACCATCGAATATACAATGTCGCATATGTATATAATTTCGCCACTTTTATTCTTAATTTTTTCACCAATTTTAAATGAAATAGAAGGTGTATCCATAAGTTTGTCCTCTATATATCTATACATGAAAATAAGCTCAGAATTTTATCTGAGCTTATTTATTTACTATTTTATATTATAAAGCAATTTTTGTTCTCGCTCTCGTGATTTCTGTTTGCTTACAACCTCTATATTCCTCATGGGCTTTAACAGTCGCTGTAAATTCGAGCTCAGTATCTGGAGCTAAATCTTTGCTGGTTGTCCAAACAATCTCATCATTACCGACTTTCATTTTATAAATATATACCCAACCAAATTGGCTACTTCCAGAATATACGCATTCAGGTATAGCCTTAAATGTGATTTTTTGCCCAACTTCGCCAACATAATTTGACTGAGCTTTTTGCTCTTTTTCTTTATTCTGATTTTCAATGCGAAGTTTTGTACCAATAGCAGAAACAACTAACCCAATTTTATCTGCGCCAACATAATCAGTCTTAAGAATAGTTTTAATATTATTTACATAATCATCAGACGAATCAAGATCTCTATAGAAAGAATACACATTTTCTACAGTTTCTTTTGCTTCTTTAGATATTTCTTTATATGTTTCATAAGTTTTCTTGCCAGTATAGTAGTCTATATAATTAGTAATCATCATAAACACTCTACTAGAAGTGCTATCAGTCTCTAATTCCCAGGACTTGCTCTTGCTGATATAACCATGATGTCTAACTTCTTCTGCAGCTTGCTCCAAAATATAGCTCACCTTATACATGGGCTTAATTCTGGTGATATTGTCTTTTTCACATTCTTGCAAATATTGCTCAAGGTCATCGAAGAAAGACAAATAAGCAGCGTATCTACCCAAATCTACACCAGTGTAATCTTTTACACAACTTTTACCTACCTGGATATAATCATCGGTTTCATTATTTTTCAAAATAATTGTAGATTTTCTGTAGCGCTTAGTGTTGCAATGATCGCATTCTCTGCGAGTCTTATAAATTTCAGGAACATAAATATCCTCAGAAATTTTCTTAATAAGATTTTCTTGAGCTTCTTCTACCCATTCGAGAGATGCTACAAAAGAATAATCACCAACTTTATAAGAAGCATTTACATCAATATCTACTAACTCATAAAGATATCTAGGACTATTTTCGTTTAAGCACACATAAGGCTTAGATTTAAGATATTCGCAGGTACCATATTTTTCGAATTTAGATGCAAATTTTTTCATCTTTTCTTCGAACATTGCTACTAAATCTTTATGGATTGTGTATTTCATAATAAAAATGACCTCTTCCTTTATTTACAATTATATTATAATATAAATAAAGGAAAAGATCAACTATTTTAATTATTTATTTTAAGAATTGTTATGGGAATTAAAGAGTTTCAGCTCCATTGTAGTTATGTTCTACAGTTTTAGCGCTTGAGCCTGTAGTCATAGTTCTGTTAGCCATATTTACGCGGTTAGCGACGTCAATTGAGCAATTGAAAGTAACACCAGTTTTTGCTGTTAGCATCGTGCCATCTGCAGTTTTATTTTCAATAGTATTACCAATTACTGAACCACCTTGCAAAGTAATATTAGAAGCAGAAGTTCCGCTAAATGCAAGACTTGAACCAACTACTCTATCTGCATAAAGGTTATCTACACCCTGGAATTTGCAACCAGTCATAGTCATGCTAGTAAATGCGCAAGTAGCTGCTGAGCTTACAACATTAACATTAGTAAGATTAAGTACCCAATCACCATAAACAACAACAGAAGGAAGAGTTAACTTACCTCCAGTCATTTGGAGTTCGAGAGGATAAGTACCTGCAACAGCTGTAGAAGTGATTTGAGGGAATGCGATGTTACCACCGATAACATTAAGCTTATATGCTTTAGCCTCAGCAAATTTAATATTAACATTTTGGCAGTTATAGAATTCGCAATTGCTATCAATAACTACAGTTTGATCAGGACCAAAATGACAATTATAGAAAGTATTTACACCATAGAATCTAATTACAGCAGTTTCAGGAAGTTCAAGGAATGAGCATGCTGTAAAGGTGCAATTTTCAAACTCAGGAACTAGAGCATTTCCCTCATCATCTGTTGTATCACTGGGTTGCCAAACAATGCCTTGACATCTACAATTTCTATAATTAGCATATCTAGCTCTAGCGTTAGTTAAAAGCAAGTTTTGTCTTACTTCAACAGAATCATCTACAAAATTAAGTTCCATAACATTTTCAGTATTAATTGTATCCATTAATAAAAATTTCCTTATTTCTAATTATTTTATTTTGCTTGGCCAAGCAATCTTTGTTCATTTATATATACCGTTAAAAAACACCAATTTTATTCTATCCCTTCACATTCTGTAATAGACTCTAGATAAATTTGATTCGAGTTTATGCTAAGTGGATAAGAATATCTAGAACTATAATACATTTGAGCGAAAACAATATCATAGGTAAGACCTGGCGCTATCTCATAATTATCCTCTCTAGGAATATACAGCAGTGGCTCACCATCAAGATTTGCAATGTAATAAGTATCATCATACTCTTCTATTGATATACCTTTAACGATATAGTAACCTGGAGCATCCTATATTGTAGCTATTTCGTAAGGATTTACTTCAACTAAATAATCATCATAACCGATATCATTAATGTTTGTTAACTGCACTCCATCATGGTATAGTTTAACAGTACCAGTAAAATCTGTTATAACCTATCCCTAAGTAGTAAACTCTTCTGGTAACCCACCATTCATATAAACTGTAGCATAACCAGTAGCATCGCACAATAATGCATAATTACCCTTAACAGCAACTACATAGCATTCTCCAGAGAAGATAAAAGAAGTGCCATCCTCAAGTGCAGAAACTTCGGTTAAATCAGACACCTCTGCTACAGTAGGTTCATCAGGTTCATCAGGGGTTATTGCCCCCCCCCATCATGCAGTAAGGTAATCCTATTATATAACATTGCATTACTAGCCCAATTTGATGATGAGAAAGTAAAACCGAGACTCAGATTAGCTCCATATAATTCATATGCTGTATCAAAAATTAGTTCTAAGCTATTGCCACTTATGCTAGGTGAACCACTATAAACTTCTGTTGCATAATCACCTGGTACAGCAACAGTGTCACCGTTTTCTGCACAAATTCTTGTTTCAATATTAGATAAGTCAAATTCATTCTCAAACTCAAAGCGCACACCTAATAAGTTATATCCAGCAATATCTACCAAAGACTCTGCTGGTATATAAATAGCTAAAGCTGAGTGGTTGTAATAAAATATTCGAGTAGTTGCATATCCACCACCAGCAATAACCTTACAATAAGTGTCTGCTAAGGCAGCTTCTAGACTCTCATCTGATTCTTTTAAGCAACCTGATGTACCTTCTGCGCAAAGTTCGTATACATAACCATTAATATTTCCTTCTACTGTGTTAGAAGGATCGTCAGAATACAAATCAATAGTTAATGTACTATAAGATGGAGTAGGTGTATCTGAACCACCAGTGCCTTCCTTTAACCAGATAAGTGTTCCATCTAAAATTATCTTTGAAACATCCTAATTATTATAAAAACATGACTGCAAATCTGAGCCTGTAAGTATTTCATAAATCATAAAAACTTCCTCCCGCTCAATATTATGCAGTTGTTATATTTAAGGTACCGCTGCTTGAGTCATAAGTAATAGTAGGAACATCAGATGTAAGAGCAATAGTACCGGTTTTAGAAGGCGCAGTAGCTGTATAAGATCCATTTGTCAAACTTGAGTGTGTATGAGAAGAAGCAGCATAGCCACTATGAGTATGGTTACCTAAAGCAACGGTGTTAGCAGTTGTACCGGTTGGAACATATAAAGCGTTAACACCAGTACCTGTAGCAATTTGTAAACCTGATGAGTAGCTAGGTGTATGATAATAGTTAGTATCTGTGCTAGATCCAACATCATCAGTAATAGTTGAAACTGTTGTTCCATCTTTTTTCAAATAAATGTTAGATCCAGACTTAGTTAAAGTATATTCAGCATTATCACCACCAATAGCAGTTAAATTGCCTAAAGTTGTTGAACCATCGCCAATATATAACTTTTTATTAGTTGTATCATAGAAAGGTTGACCAGCAGCTAAAACTTTTGTGCTGTTGTTGCTTTTAGCGGTAGATGTACCGCGTAAAAATTGTATAGAAGGATTTGTGATCGACATAATATATTTCTCCCATTTTTAATTTTTTTTTGATTAATTTTGTTAAAAATGTAGAGAATAATTGATCGCTTAAATTATTTTATTATTGGTGTTATAGACCAAATCGCATTACCAGCACTATCTCGATAATCTAATGCATTACAGAAATAAAGCGGTTCAACATCAAGGTGAGAACAGCTACAAATATACTCATCAACAAGGTCAGCATTATCCATATTGTCTAACCAAAGATAGCCGGCGTCATGTACAGCATATCGTATATTTGAAGAAACAGGGACGCACGTAACGCTTGGGAAAAAAGCTGTTCCAGTTGGAATAATTAAACGTACACCTAATTCTATTGGATTATCTGGATTAACAGAGCTCTCCATTTCCTACCAGACATGCAACAACTCAGGATTAATTTCAGCACCACCACTAGTGTTAATATCTTGAAAATGTAAATAGCATGGACAATATCCAATATTATTTTCTATTATTTGAGAAACTAAATCTCGATTGATATCAATAAATGGAAGATTGAGTCTGTCAAGCATCATCTGCGTATAATCAGTTAAGTTAATTCTCACAAGCCAGTTTTCAGAATATAGATCTTCTGCACTACCTGGATCTGTGTAAATATATAACCAAATAGCATCAGACATTGATTATAAAGGCCACCAGCTAAGCAGACATGCGCTCTATATCGTGAGTGATGTGCATAGTTCTAAATCAGACGCAGTGCTGGTATAAAAACCTCCCCAAGTAGGTTTCGCAAAAAAGTCTTCATTGCCTGAAAAAGTCATATCAGCTATATCTGCATGCGCAATAGAACCAGATGGGCCATAAAACTCCTCGCAATATAAAAGCATCACTTCATAATTACTATATTCTGGGTTACCATTACCATCAAGAATCCAGTATGGCGAGCTTTCACCATTTAATGCCCACATAGTACTTATAGCTGGAATCTGCTCAATATCAAGCTTACCTCTAGCGTCAGTCTATACTGTATACTCATAATATCCATAATTTGATCCTGATGGAATTAAGTAAGTATACAGATCATCATAACTACGAAATGTTATATCAAAAGGACCACTAATTTTTTCCCAAACTGTTGTACCATCTATGATTAATTTTTCTACATTATTACCATTATACATGCATGCTTGCATTGCTGCTGTATCTATAGTTAAATTACTCATCTATAATTTCCTCCTTTTTATTCTTAAGAAGTAGTTATAGTGAGTGTTGTTCCACTATATGAAAATGCAGGTAATTCAGTTTTTAATGCATATCCGCTATGTGTGTGATCCGATAATGCAACAGTTTTATTAGCAGTCAAAGTAGGAAAGCTTAAAGTGTAAGATCCCTGTTTAAACTAGAATGCATTCCCTGTATATTTAATTGAATATGATTCAGTTGTTGATGTATTACTTGCGTAACCAATTAATTCTCTACATGAAATAGGGGCTTTTGTTAAAGCATTATTGCCCCCCCCCCAATCACAAGTTGATTCTGATTGGTAATGTAGAGAGGTTGGCCATCAAGTAAAGTTGCAGAACTGTTGTTACTTACCGCAGTTGTTGTACCGCGTAAGAATTTAATAGCACCGTTTCCAGCCATTTTTAATTCTCCCTTAAATTATATTATATTTATTTGCTAAATTTATATATAAACAACAGGTAAGAATTAAATAATAATATTTAACAAATAACTGCTGCTTATGTCAGTAGTTTATATACAGTAAGTAAGAATCTAAATACATATCCGGAGTAAAAATCTTGGCAGGTATTTATTTAGAGATACGTAAAAAGATCCTTACCTACATCTCATAAAAGATACTTTTGTGTAATTAGCCCTCGGAAAGTTAATTATTTGCGCGAAGTATCTTTTATTTTTTATTAAGAAAGCGAGTAGAAATTCTGTTAAAGGCTATCTACTCGCTCTTTTTCTTATATATTATTAAACATCAGATTCTAATTTAGTTTCACCACGCTGTACGCTTTCAATGAAATCTATAGCATCTGATAATTGTTTAAGCTCTTTGTTTTCATTTATTTCTTTTTTGACTTCTTTTCTGGTTAAATCTAGAGATTGGATATAATCATCAATTACTGAATTTTTATCAGCTTCTGATAATTCTTCCCAGCCATCTAAAATTTCTAAGCCAACATCGGATATAAGCAACCCATCGAGCATATCTACAGCATATTGCACTACATATGCAGCCATACCTGTAAATTTTCTACATTCTATTTTACCCATAGGTGTTTGATAAACTAGCTCAACATCATCGTGTCTAAATCTGAAAAACTCTTTTCCAGGAATACTGGGACATCTTTCTCTATTTAACACTAATCTACCTACATTTTTATACATGGGGTTGCAGAATGTACGTATATCACCATTAAAGTTTATACAAAACATTCTTTTCTTGACACCAATTTGTGGTGCTGCTAAAACTGCATACTCATTTTTCTGCATAGTATGCTTTAAGTCAAGTGTAGTTTCTCTAGCGAGATTGTTTTCTTTTCTAAGATCAATTTCTTCTGAAATTTCACTCAAAACATCATAATCAGTTATTACTGTTTTAATAGCCATATTAAATTTTTTCCTCCGATGATAATTTAGAACAAATAAGCGAATAAATTTCATTATCGAAATCTGCTTTTAGGTTTAGTTGATATTTATCTTTGTAGACATATATCACGCTTGCATTATGGACTGTTAACAATGTATTATCTTCCATTTGCTCTACATCTTCGTTAGTTTCAAGCAAAGAATAGATCTTACCCCATGCTAAATCAGAATCCAAATCTACTACATAAGAATTATTTTTACCTGCTTGACCAGGCTCAAATATTCCTAATTCCTGTAACATTTCTTCCATATTATTTAATTGTTCCTTATTACAATAAATTTAGCTAACCCTGAAAAATTTAAGGGTTAAACTTTTGTTACTTCTTTAACTTTTTCAAGACATGACTGATTTTCATCTATAACTGCTTCTTTTGTTTTACAGTTTTTTAGAAGATTTTTATTTTGATTTTCATATCTTTTTTCTTTCGACTTTTTATTTGGTTTGTTTAATAAATACATAACATAATTGAGTGTTTCCCAATTATTTTTCAATGGAGCAATTGTAGCTTTTACATTATCTATAATTTCTGGTGGAACTATACCTTTTTTACATTCCTCATCAAATACTTTTAATTGCTCAATAAATGTGTGATATTGATCGCAAACTTGATCGTAATATTTCTAAAAATGCTTTTTACTCATTTATTACCTCCGCAGAATTTATTAACTTAATATGAACACTCATAATATATTTCATACTCATTATCGAAATCATTTGATATAAAATTGATTAACGTACAAATGTTGTGATATAAAGTAATCAATTTATATGTGCTACCAGTTTTTATAGGACTAAATTCGTGCCAATTAAATATCGGTTTACCTTGATATTTGTTAGGCCAGCAATTTTCATCCCAGTAGAAACAATCATTCTCATCTAAGACGATCACTTCTTTATACATAGGTGTTAAATAATCTTTTAACTTATGTAAACTAATCTCGCTAACTTTATAGCTTTCATCATCTATTAACTTCTCGCAATATTTATCCTGCTTTATCCAATTATGCAAAGACATAAAATTGCAGTAATAGTTTAGTATAAATTTTTTACCAGTTTTCTTCTAAACAATGCTTAAATAGCTTTCCATTCCCATTTTATTTAATCCTCATTTAATTTACCAAATAATGGCTCTTCCATAAAAATAACTTTTGCTGGATTTATTTTTATATTTTTTCTATTTGAAAATTCTGGAAAAGGTTCGTAGCCTATTTCTAGAAAATTACTTTTAACTAATTTTTTAATGTATTTCTGAACTTTCTTTATTGATAACATTCTATTTTTATCACATGAAAATATCTTAATATCACCAAATACATCTATAGAAGCAGCAACTGATTTTTTAACATCTAAAACAAAAATATAGCCCATAAAATCAGTGAAACAAAATGGCTAATGTGTTTTCTATAGCCAGGCTAATGCTGTTTCTGTTATCAAAAGCTCAGGTTGGATAATGTTTTCCATAAAAATCCTCAAATCTTTGTGCGTATACTTTAACATTATTTTATACAGGAATTACTTACATAAAAGAAAGCTATCTAGAAATGATTCTAGATAGCTTTTATATATTTCATAATTAAGTTCTCAGTGTATTTTATCTTACAGATCGAAAAAGTCTCTAAGTGGATTATTTGACCAGAAATTGTTTAGCATTCTGTTAGCTTCTTCGAGAGCTTTACTACCAGTTAAAACTGTTCTGTAAGTACCAAATTCGTTGTTAAAATGTAATACTGCATTAAATTTCTTCTGGGAAGCTTCACGTACTTCTTTTGCTGCTTGACCAATAATTACATCGGCCTTCTTTTGTGCTTCTGCAAGTATTTCTCTAGCTTGAGCTTTTGCTGCGTCATATTTCTTGCAAGCTTCAGAATAAACCTCATCAGCTGCTTCTACAGCATCAGCAAGCTCTTTTTTTCTTTTGCTTACTGCATTTTTTTCATTTGTTGCAGCAACAGCAGCTTGCTTCAAATCTTCTTCTGCTTTAGCTTTCTTAGCTGCTTCTTCTTTTGCAAAATTTTCTTCTGCAGTTTGACACTCATCAACAGTGTCATAAAGTTCTTTTGTAATTTCCGAATATACTTTCATCTTAATGTTCTCCTCAATTATTTCTTTATTATCTGACTTACCATTTCTGGGCTTACAGATACTCTTATTTAATAATTCTTATAGAACTTAACTATTGAAATCTATATAATTTAGCTATGAAAATCAGCTATTAAAGCATGATTTTATCTATCTTAAAGCTTTTTAATGTTCTCTTATCTTTTCTAGTACTAACAGCTCTGATATTAAGATATGCAGGATCATCATTAGTAGGTTTATAACCCTTTTCTAGAGCATATCCACCAAATGTTAAAACACTAGGGCTGTTATAGTAATATTTTACTTTACAGTCTACATTACCATATTGATTGAAATAATATACTTTTCTGCTACCTTGCACTGCATTATGTGTATGAGCTCTGATATAAATATCTGCATTACACATAATACCATCAAGATCTTCTAAAGCGTTCATAGCAGACCCTAATTTTCTACCACCGCCATATTGACCATGTTGACCGAAAATATTTAAATGGAAAGGTTTACCATCTACATCTTTACCAAATTTAATGTTAAGAGCTATAGCTTCATTTCTATATTTATCAGTGATTTCAAGTTTTTCTGCTAGCCATAATGAGATATCTACACCAGCTTCTCTCCAAACTCGAAGCTCATGATTGCCTGGCGTCATAGCAAGAATCTTATCTTTAATTGGATAAAGCAATTCTACAGCTCTTTTCTGCGCTTCTGCTACGTTCATAGTTTCAGAATAAATATCTGATTTAGAAGTTTTGAGAGCTGTATTGAGAATATCACCTAAAAGAATGCAGTACATTTCAGGTGTATTTTTAATTTTATCAACAATCTATTTAAGCACTTCCATATCACAATGTGGGTCACCAATATGTACATCTGATAATACATAGATTTGTATATTATTACCTAATGTTTGTGGTAACTCACATTTAATAGGGGTTATTTCTTGAGTTTGCATTTTCATATACCTCCCGTTAACAAATACTCAATTTATTAATAGTTAGTGGTCCGATATGCTTTTGAAATATCCCCACTAAATTCTTTTTCATATTTTATTAATTTCTATTATCTAAATTACCGAGATAAAGATCGAGAAGTGTTGCGTAAGCATTAAATAATTTTTCATATTTAGCTTCTTGCTGAGCATATGCTTGCTGGAATTGAGCATCTCTTTGCTCATACTCAGCTACCTTAGCTTTCAATTCTTCGATCTCTTTCTTTTGATCTGCATTTATTTTAGTTAAATTATCACTAGCTTTAGTCATGGCTGCAGGCTTAACAATAGGCTTGACAGATTTAGCGGGAACTGCTTTAATCTCTTCTTTCACCTCTTCTGCAGCGATATCTTTACTTTTAGTTTCTGGCATTTAAAATTTCCTCCAAATTTTATATGTTGTCATCTTCTGATGTATCATTATTTAATACAGGTGATTCTTCTGTAATTTCCATACTTTCATCAAGATTTTTCTGAGCTTCTAATTTTTTAAGTATTGATTTAACTGCGTCTGCTACCCTTTTCTTAGAATCCCTATCTAAAGAATCCGTATCTAGAATCACTGTATTGTTTTGCTGATTAAGTGTAATCATTGGTGTTTCATCAACACTATTTATCTGCTTTCTAGCTCTTTCAAGCGAGCTGTTCATAGTGTTCATGTAATCAAGTAAATCTTTATTACTAAATTGATCTGCACGTTTTGTTACCCTTTCACTCATCTATTCTGTTACAGCATCCAGAAGTTGATTATAAGATAAAGTTCTCAAAACATCTTTTTTAGATTGAGCCATATTAAAATAGCCTATAAGCTATTTCATTTTATCAGGGTCATCTTGATCTAATATATCTGAGACTATCTGCTCAGTTTGTTGAGCTAAATCTTGAGTCATCGTCTAAATGGATTTCTATTCAATTATCTCAGGTAAGTTTTTTTCTTCTGACATCAGAACATATCCTTAAATGTTTTTACTATACGATTAGCAAAAGTTTCTTCTAAATTAACCACTAGTGGATTTTTTCCATATACAGCGGTTTCAACTAAACCTTTTTCTAATTTAGCTGATGGAATAAATTTATATTGTAATGTATTATTTTCTATAGAAATTATTAAATTACCAATCCCTATATTTACTTCTGTAATAGCTTCTCCAGATATTTTACTCTCTTCTACTGCATTACATATACACCATTCCATCTTATTAAAAAGCTTATTCATAGACGCAGTAGGAATAGTCGTTATTTTACATATATCATCTAGAATATTTATTGGTTTCTTATCTTCCATCTCTACATTCCTTATAATTTAGCTAACTTTTTTATTACTTTAGACTCATCAGTAACATTGCTTAAGAAATTACAGCTTTCAAGCAATTGTTTATAATATGTTTTTATAGATTTATCTAACCGTTTCTAAACATAATATGGTAAAAGCTCTTCTTTAGTCCTATTTCGCTTTTTTACATCCGCTAGCATACTTTTCGCTATTTCTTCTACCATAGGTTAATTCTCCTGCGGTTTAAAAGAGTAATTTTCTAAAACATCACACAATGCTTTATATCTTTTCTTTACTTGACGCAACTCACATGACTCATGTCCGATTAGCTTAAGTGCTTCATCATATTCCATACCGTCAATCTTAACATATTGATATAATAAAAGCGAATATATGAGAGATTCTAATTCTTGCAATGTTGGTACCGTAATAGTTTGACCACCAAAATACTCACATAAATTAAGCAAGTTATCTTTATCTAAAATATATGCTAATTGACTCAAAGAAGAATATTCTTTAACGTCATTAAATTTATATAGAGCAAATAAAAGCAATGAGTAAAAATCTTGCTGCTTTAAGTTCTCAATATTGTTCCGGATCATCCGAATATTCCTCCATCGATGATGCTATGATAGCTTGCACTACTGTATCTGTGGGTTCTGCACTACCAATAAGATCTCGTAAATCTTTAACAATCAATTTCTTTATTCTAGCAACTAGAGTGTTTATATAATTAAACATACTATCATCTAAATGAAAAAGTACAGTTGATGTAGATGCTTCTTCCATATAAACTCTATTTATAAAATCCGATGTCTCATAACCTTTTTTAAGCTTATTTTCAAGACGTTTTTTGTTATTATTATTTAATGTAATCTAATTAAGCATAGTCATGAGACAGCTTAAATAAATATTATGTAACATGACTGGATTATTTGCATATGGTGTAGACTTTAAGAAATGTTTCATTGTTCGAGATATTTTTTTCAAATAATGCTCAAAATCTACATGCAAAAAGTTTTTTGTTTGCTCGTGAGCAGATCCAACAAGTCTCTCACGGATATCCTATACAGATTGATCATGCATTTCAGGAACAAACTATTGTCCAAAAAATTCTTTCTGATAATCTATTTTCATTAAGAATAATGTTTTCTTAATATAATTTAGAATAGATTTTATCTTCTTTATTTTTCTGGGATCACCTTCTGGTAAAAATTGCTTTGGATTAGTTAGACGCTAATACAATCTACAGGAACAATCCATCGCAAATGGTTCATAATCTTCCCAGCTTTTAAATAGCTTATGCTTAATAGCTAAAACATAAACTATATTATATAAAGCATCAAAAATCTATTCTGGATCAAAATTATTTGTGTATATATGCTCATCTACATATATACAATAATCTACTGTTCGTTTTCTTAACTACTCTTTCATTGTACCGTGCTGACTCCGTTATTTTGTTTAATAACTGTAATAGTAGAGTCAGAAGGTAATGCAAGGTCTTGATGATGCGATATAATAAAAACACTATCAATATCAGACAAATTTTGAGACAACATATTAATAACTCTATCACAACCTATACTATCCAGATTATCAAATATCTCATCTAATACTAAAATATTTGATGCAAAACCTAAAAATTGACAGAGCATATCTCTGATAGCAAATTGTACAATTAAATCTACTTTCTGTTTCTCACCACCTGATAAAGATTCATACTGCTTATCACAATATCTGATATCTATATTATTTCCATCAAGAATAAAGTCTAACTTATCCGTATCGAAAATAAATCTGCAATAATCTTTTGACTTCTTATCAATAAATTCTATTACATTTTTAAGCAAGTACCCTCTAAAATCTCTAGTAGTAATAGTTGTAAATTTATTTATTACTTCTAGACGGACTTCTAGCTTTTCCTTACTATCAATATAATATACCAGATTTTGCTCTAATTCTGCAATTGCGGTTTTATTGCTCGCAATAGTGCTGCTTATAGCATCTACTGTTGCATAATATGTAGATTTAAGATTTTCATATTTAGTCAATGATGTTTGCTCAACATTTCTCTCATACTGTTGTGCGCTTATAGCTTTCTCTAAACTTGAAATATGTGCTTGAGTTTCTAAGAGCTCTCTAGTTAATGCTTCAGTCCTTTCTGATAATTCTGCGTCAAAAGAATCCATCTCAGCATTATTACTAGAAACTACTTCAGATAAAATTTTATCTAAATCAGCTATTTTAATTCTTAACGATTCTACCTCACATTCTTGCTCTGTAGTATCTGGAATATAAACATTTTCAAATTTTCTACCGCATGTAGGGCAAGTATCTTTGATTGATTTTGCTTTTGTAATTTCTCTAGTTAGATTTGCGATTGCAGATTGAAATTCAGTCTTTCTTATATTTATCTCATTTTTAGCATTTAAGAACTCTACATTTACTGCATTTCTTCTTTCAGCAATATCTTTTTCAATTTCAGCTTTCTGCAAAGAAGCTTTTTGATAAGTATCTCTATATAAGTCAAGATCTGTTTTTAATTCTTGAACTTTATTATCTATATAAGAAATCTTTTCTTCTGTGCGCTTTATTAGATCAGAATAAATAGCAGGATCTTCTAAAGTTGCTAAGCGCTGTTCTGATTGCGTTATTTGAGTTTGTAAGGTAGTTTTTTGGGTGTTAGCTGCTAAAATGTTGTCTTCTTGCTCACGCAACAATTTATTTAAGGTTGCTTTTCTTTCTACCAAACGTTTTTTCAAATCCTCTATCATGAAATCTGACTTAGATAATTTTTCTAAGACTTCTTTTCTTCCAGAAGGTGTGTTATTAGTAAAACGTTGTGGTAAGCCTTGACCTAAAATAATTACAGAGCCAATAAGTGATGGTGTTAAATCTGGTAAATATGATTCTAAAAGCTTTTGACTATCCCGAATACCTTTTCCTGATTTATCCTCACTGTTAACTAAAATTTTCAAGTCAGTTTTAAACTTCTTATGCTCTTTATATCTGGTAATAACATAAGAATCATTATCAGCAGTGAACTGTAATTCTACTGATGTACCACCTGGATTAAACATGTTAACTACATCTTTAACACCACTCGCTGTTTCACCTGTTAAAGCCCAAACAATAGCTGACATGAGGCTGCTTTTACCGCTACCATTTGACTTCCCCAGATCTGCGGGATTATTATTAACACCAATAATTTGACAATAGCCTCTATCCTCAAGATTGATATCAGCAGTACCAATAGATAAGAAATTTTCAATTATAACTCGTTTAAATCTTAATTGCATTTACATACCTCCGATAACTCTGATACTATAATATCAGTCATTTCTAAATTATCTTTTATATACTGCACAAACTGGTCCAAATGATTAACAGATTCTATTACTACATTTTCTTTTTGATTATTGCTATCAAGTTTATTTGGTACACAAATTATTCTATATTCGATAATTTTATCATTTTCTGCTATGAGTTTCTTTACATCTGCTACAGAATCTTCTGGTACCTTAATAGTTACAACAGAATTGTTTTTTATGTCTTTAATTTTACGTAAATACGTATTTATATCATTTATTTCGAATTTATAGAAATTTAGTGCGTAAGGATTTTCTAACCATAATTGCTGATAATCTTCTGTTTCAAATACGCAAACTTTATGCTCATATTTAGAAGCATCTTCACTGAAATTCTGACCAGTTAAATTACCTATATTAAAACCATTCTTACAGAATTGCGTACCATTATGCAAATGACCATTAAAGAATCTATCACAATGTTCTTCTATTTCTGAAACTTCAAAACCTTCTTTTGACTCAAAATGACCAAAATTTATACCTTTTATATCATTGTGACTAAATACAAAAGTGTTAGCTATAGTATCTGGAATATACTCAGTTAAAGGTTTACGCTCTTCTTCTAAAATATAAGGTATGTATACAAACATCCCGCCAGGCAACTCTTCAAAAGTAGGCTCATCTATAACTCTAGCGTAAGGGATAGAATTAAAGAAATGAGCTGAGCTAGTAGAAAGATCTTGAAGCATTTCTTCATGATTACCAACTAAATAAATATGTGGTATTCTAGCCCAAACAACTTCTTGCAAAGCTGTTACTTCAGCAGCATTAAGTTCAGACTTATCGAAGAAATCGCCTAGAAAAATAATCATATCACAGTTATATTCTTCTGCTGTTGCTTCTACCCAATTAACAGAATTAATTAAATTTTCAAGACGTTTAGAATATTTAGGACCACGCTTTCTGACAATTGATGCATATTCACTCCAATGCACATCACCTACAATTAAAACTTTCAAACAGCTACCTCCATTATGCCGATAAAATATTAAGAATTAAATAATCAACTAGCTTATCATTCGATAAGTCACCATTTTTCATCATATAATCTGCATAGGTTACTTTATCAAAAATCTTTACTAATTGATCTCTAGAATAAAAGCCACAGTTATATTTTTGTATAGCCCAAATCTGTTTACTAGTTAAGCCTAATTTATCTGGATCTGGTTTAGGGGATAACTGAATTTGTAAAACTTTTCTAAAATTCTGAGAAGTTAATACTTGCAAGCCGAGCGGTTCACAATCCCAACTTTTAACATCTTCTACTAACTCAGCAATTTTAATCAGGTCTTTCTGTAACAATGCTGTAGATAAGTCAAATATGTGATAGTTATTTAAGTCAGCAAAAGCATCTTCTTCCATAAGAAGATCAAAAATATAATTTCTTTCAACTTTAGGAAATATAGATATTTTTGCTATTTCATTTTCTATGCGATAAATGTCATTATTAGCAACTTTTATAAGCCAATCTAATTTAACAGTATCTACCCCATCTGCTATAGTGTATACATAATCTTTTATCATCCACTCTTCTAGTCTTGGCATTTTTATAATATATGGATCAAAAATTTCTTTTGTTTCATCATCAATCTTATCGCAAACAATGATAAGATTCTTTAATTCTTTCAAACTAGAATCTTTAAAATCAAATGTTTCTTGATGATGAACATATAAGCAGGTGCTATCTATAGTTTCTTCTACGCCAAAAATATCATTCTTATCTGGAATAAGAGCTTTAAGATCCTCTACGTAAACTATTTTTAAGTTTTTCTTTTTTGAAATCTCTACTATATATTGATTTGATAGAAAAGTATTTTCAGAATTCAAAAAAATATACATACTATCTAAATCAGCATTTGTTTCAATTAACTCTTTTAAGCTTTCAATAGTCATATTAACCTCTCATAAGCTCATGTAATTTAACTAGATAATTTTCAAATAAGAATTTTTGACTTATAGTTGGTGCTTTTTTCTTTAGTAACCATTCTCGTACTAAATCATACATAGCTAGATATCTAGGGTCTGTGTTATTACAGATAATTTCCTGCTTTACAGTATATAACAGAATTCTTGAAAAAATATCTAGATCAAATTTATCTTTCTCATTCTTATAAGCTATTTTATCTGATATTGTTAAAACATTCGGTAAATTTGCGTTACCAATCTTTCTTACAATCTTTTCAGCTAACTCAAGCATACTTTTCAAATCACTAGCTAAAAGATCAGTTACTTGACCTGGTGTTTTAGCTATTTTGAGAACCAACTCATCTGATGTGAATTGCTGTAACTGCTCTCTACTATATGGATTAAAAGATAACACTTGACATCTATTATAAACAGTTTGTAGAAGCTGATTTTTTGTTTCAGCAATAATAATTATATAAGAATTTTTAAGTGGCTCTTCTACAAATTTAAGAATTATATTCTGCTCTTTAATCGTTATCTTAGGTGCGTCTATAACATAAATATAAGGCTCTGGTTTACTATAAAGATTTTCTATAAATTCTAGATTTAGATTATCAGATATATTAATTACCTCAAGTTTAAGTTTATCCTTTATGTATGCTATAACAGTATGTTTACCGCAACCTGTTTCACCTAATAGTATTAAAGACCTAGGGAAAGTATCCCTGGTCTTATTATCTATATATTTAATTATATGCTCTTGACCTACCATATAAACCTCACATACATCTAGACATTTTTAAGAAATAAACTTCTACAGTGTCTTTAATATTTGTGTCATTTTTCAATATAACTTTTAAATCGAGAAGCTTATCAGTCAAATACATATAATATTTAGAAGCGTTCTCGAAGTTTGTAGCATTTTTAAGGTCTTGCTCCATGCTTGAAGGTATCTTTACCATCGAACAATTATTAAAAATAGCATATTTAGCTACATCTAAACAGAAATTCAAAAATTGCTCTACAAAAAGTTTTAAATCAGATCCTTGATTATACACATCTTCTACAGTTTGTAACACTTCTGGGTCTTTTCCATCTATAATGTAGTTAACTAGATTGAAAAACATCGAATATGAGTAAGAACCTAATACAGTTAAAACATTATCAATATTGAGCTCACCATAATCAATACACTGTTCCATACTCGCTATAGCATCACGCATACCACCATCAGCAACTTTTGCGATAAACTCAATAGCCTCATCTGTGTATGAAACATTTTCGCATTTACATATGTATTTCAATCTATCGACTATAAGATTTGTTTCAATCTTTGTGAGTTGAAACTTCATAACACGATTAATAATTGTTGCAGGTATTTTTTGGGGGTCAGTAGTACAAAACATAAAAATGGTAAAAGCAGGTGGCTCTTCAATGCATTTAAGAAAAGCATTCCAGCCAGCAGTTGTTATCATATGCGCTTCGTCGATAATAAAGATCTTATATTTACCCTCAATAGATCTTTCTTGAGCATTTTTGATAATAGCTCTGACGTTTTCTACACCATTGTTTGATGCGCCATCAATCTCTATAGGATCACCAACACCTTCGTTTATAAGTTTTGCAAACGCACGGGCAGTAGTTGTCTTCCCTGTGCCGCTAGGACCACAGAATAAATAATTATGTTTCAATTGGTCAAGCTGCAACTGCTTATTAAGAATTTTGATAACTGATTTTTGGCTAACAACCTCTTCTAGTGTTTCTGGTCTGTATCT